CAGGTGCCGGGCTCTCCGGCGTATCAACCTGCGGTGCTTCGTCGCTCATGTCTTTCCTCTCAGGCTAGGGGGGTGTGCCTGTGGAAAGAATGTCCGTGACCCTGATGCCGCAATCCGATTTTCACTGCGCCATGCGAGCGATACCCTGCACGTCGCCCATGTCTCGCAGTCGGTTGAGTATCTGCATGGCCTCGGTTGTGCCGCCCACGTCCGGGTGGTGACGCCGCGCCGCGGACCTGTATGCGGCGTTCAGTACTTCCGGATCGACCAGCTGGCGGATTCGCTCTCCGGCCGGCAAGGTTCGCTTGGGCATGACGCCCCGGTAAAACAAAAACGGCAGCTGGCCGGCCGCTTCAATAGGCAAAGCCATCGAACCGGCATCAGGCCGCCAGTCCTGCTCGGACCCGGGACCACCGCGGTGGAACACCGGACTGACAAGGTTGGGGATTGCGTAAGCAAAGTCCTTGAAGGCAGATCCGCCCTGCCCACGCGCCATGTCCCGCCCGAAAGCGAGGTAGTTGTCAGAGAACCGCCCCAGGCCGCCATACAATGCGCTAGTCGCACGGTTCAGCGGTTCAGTGATCAGCTGCTCGGGAGAGAGCTTCTCCATTTCGGGCGTATAGCCTTCCGGCACGTACCTATAAGGCGACTCCAGCATCTTGCGGATGTCCGGGTTTTGCTGAAAGTACATGTCACTGACCATGGCCTCCTGAAGGATGTCACTCCCTGGGCCGTGGTAGTTGTCAATCGCCAGGGGGCTGCCTGATGGGTGCCGCTGAGTGTGAGGTCGAATCTTGTCCAGGATGTACATCTGGCGGGCGTTGGCCAGCCTATCGTCGTCCGACCGCGGCACGGCCGTCAGCAGGCTGGGGTTTGTGTACGCCCACTGAAAACCCGACAGCTCCGGCACACTCATCTTCTTTGCGCCGGCCATGGCAGAGGCCAGGAGGTTTTGGGGGTGGTCTTCGACTCCCTGCTCATAAGACTTCTCTGCGAACTCCACGGCCCGGGCTTCGGGGCTGCCGTGGTACGACTGCGAGTCCGCCTCCGACACAGCCAGCGACTGCTCCGGCGATAGCGGCCCGTAAGGAAGGCCAAGGCCTTTCCGCAACTGCGGCTCAGTCCGGCGGCTCTTGGCCAGTGCGAGACGCGCCTGCCGAAGCCGCTCGGCCCGGGCCTCCAGCTCGGCGTCAGGCCCAAAAGGTTCAGCCATGGCGCCTTACCCCCGCATGCGAGCCAGCAGTTCCCTGATCACCGTGCCGCGGTCCAAGCCGCCGGACTCCTGACCACCTCCGGCCTGCATGCGCATGCTCAGCATGTCTTTCTCATGCTGCATGCGGCGGGCCTCACGCTGCTGGGCCACGCGGGACTGCATCTCCTGCGAGATCGCATTGTTAACCTGGCCAATGGCGCTTGAATGCGCCGCCATTCCCGGCGCCATAGCGGCACCGGCAAAGGCCAGAAACGGCAGCGGGCTCTGCGTTCCGCCGAAGTTGTAGGGCAAGCGGGCCGCCTGGGCGCGTTCCATCCGCTGCCGCCGCTCCTGGGCTTCTCGCTCCTGATTCATCTGGTCCATCAACTGCGCCTGCTCTGCCGGCATGTCTGGCATTTGCATGAAACCCTCGCTTTCCCTAGATGTCAGTGCCCTTCTTCCTGGCCCTGCGGATTGCCAGTCGAATCAGAATCTTGCCGGCCGCATGGACGTACGGCAGCTTTCGACGCTTTGCCTCCTCCTCCAGCCATCCGGAGATGGTGTCGATATTGGCCTCGCACCAGTCGCAGCCACGCGCATTCATCACCTTGGCCCGCTGATTACAGGGGCAGGAGGGAGTTGCTGTGATCCCCAGATACCCCAAGAGCGACTTCAGCTCTGCGCCGGGGCCGGACTCCGCCTCCATTGCCATACCAATGGCGCTGCAAGGTGTTTCGTACGGCTCGGCCTGGGCAGGAGAGGACTCCGTGCCAACGTCCTCCACGTCAGGCTCGGCGCAGGCGCAACCTTCGTTGCAGCTGGCAATCGACTCCCAGCCCTGGCTCCACGTACCGTCGTTCAGCCACACCGGCTGCCACTGGCAAGGGCCACCGCACGGGTCGCCGCAAGGCTCTGGCTCACACACGCCGGAGCAACAATACTCGCCCTCTTGGCAGCACTCACCATAAAGACCGAGACAGCAGCACTTGCCTTCCTGGCCTTCAGTGCAGTCCACGCCGCCACAGCAGCACTTGCAGCAGGCCATCTACCACTTCACCCGGTCGGCTACGGCACGGCACATATCCACAAACTGCTGGACGTCCAGCGTTCCGCGCGCCATATTTACCGACTTATGCACTAACTGGACGTTTTCCAGCTCGTAGCCCTTCGTATTATCAATGCGATCTATCGACGCAGTGTGATCCCACCCACGCTCCGACCATGCGATTGGCCACGCAGTGAGAACGCATCGCCCCTGCTGCTGGTCATACATCGCCGCCAGATCGTCTATTGTCAGGCTCCAGTCATACCCGCGGCTGATTGCGCTTTTGTAGAAAGAGTTAAACCAGGCTACGCGGACTGGCCCATGCATTCCGCTGGGGTTGTTGGCCTGGTTGCTGCATCGCTTGCAGGGCTGGCCGAGGCGTGAGGCGTGGACGCAGTAGTTGCGCCGCAGATGCGACACCTCTCGCCCGCACTCCGGGCATCCGCGGACCCACCGGCCCTTGTGCTTGCGAACGTCTGCCGGCAAGTCTAGGCGATGCGGCATGCATTCAGCTCCACTTCACCCGGTCGGCCCAGTAGGCGGCCGACATCTTCCCCTTGGCGATGTTGGAGGCGTGGCGAGCCTTGAACGCCTCCCGGCGATTGCGGTAGGCCTCAGACTCCCCGTCCTTCTCCGGAGAGCCCTGCACGCCCTGCTGGCCAAAGCGGATCAGGCGCTCCTTTTCACCAACCTTGGCCAGGACCATGTGGGACTTCTCAGGGTGGTTGGGCGTGCGAACCGGCTGGTTGGGACGCAGTCGGCGGATGTTGTCTTCACTTGCCACTGAGCTTCCTCCACTGCTTCTGGTCCGGGTAGCCCTTGTCGCCCGGCTTGGCCGGCTGCTCGCCGCGCTCACGCTTGGCGTGGATGTTGGCCCACAGACCCGGGCGGAGCTTGCGGATGTTGTCCTCACTCGCCATACGGGTCGTCCTCCCAGTCCATCCATTCGATCTGGCCGATCATGGCTCCTCCATGGAGTTAGTGCCCGCGGCAACACCACCGGCCGACAGGGCCTTCAACAGGTAGGGGATGTAGTCGTTCCGGAGCTTCTGCGAGCCCAGCAGTGCTTCCGCAGTAGCCCGCTCCCGGACGGTCCCGTATTCACGGGCCTGTTCCAGTAACGCTTCGGCCTGGGGCTTGGTGCTGATGAACTCAGGCGAATCAGCCAAAAGCCCCGAGAGGGTGGCCCGTACTTCAGCCGGGTGGCTGTAGTACTTCATGTAATCCTGGGCCTCGCCGTAGGGACTTCCGGAGAGCAGGCTGGCAAACGCATTCGGCGCCCGGAACGCCGCCGCCGGCTTCTCGCCAGGCAGCATCAGGCGGTCGATGCCATGCCGGGCCTCCTCCAGGAAAACGCCCCTAGGATCCGGCGCCCCAAGAGCCACCTGGATCGACGCCCGTGGGTTCGCAGGCTCCAGGCGGAAGTAACCTTCGACCTTCCTGGTGCCAGGAAGAGACGCGCCCGGGTAGGTCAGCAGGGGCATCTCCTGGCCGCTGACTCCAGCCGCCCTGTTTGCGTGCCACCGGCCTTCATCCAGGTACTGAAGCGGCTGATTCTCCTGGAACAGCTTGGCCCGGGCCAGCGCCTCGTCAGCTCGCTCGCCATAGCCGGCCAGCACCACCTGGAGCGGGTCAATGGCCATCAGCTCATCGACCGCCTGGGTCTTCGGCAGGCTCACCGGCAGCCGCTTGCCGATGACGGTGGCGGCATCGCCGGCAATGGGGCGGATGCCACGCATGATCGGGAATGGAGAGGGAGGGCCCATCACTCCTCCTCCATGGCTGCGGCACCGACGAGCGGCGGCAGCAGGCCGTACTGCCGGAGGATGCTGATGCGATCCTCCGTGCCGGGGAACATGACGTAGTTGCGGGTGCCTTGCTGCTGACTACGGGACCCGGCGTCGAAGTACTGGATGCCAGGGATGCCAAACTCCGTCAGCACCGAAGAGGCGTTGCGGTCATTTCCATGCTGCGCTTGCATCAGCTCATAGACGTTGCGCCCCGTCAGGCGATCACGCAAGGCAACATCGCCAAGGCTTCCTAGTCTCTGGCGGACATTAGTCTGGTCGCTGATCGGAGCATCCCAGTCCAGCAACGACTCTTCTGGCACGCCCAGCTCTACTTCGTACATGTGGCCAGGCTGCGCTCCCAAACGAATGTCGCGTGAGGCGAGGTCTTGGAGCGCCGTCAGGTTTTGGGCTGCCCTGGCTGCGGGGGCATCTGCTGCGTATCGCCTTGCGTTTGCCAGTACGGCGTCAACACTGTCTGCGTCATAGGCGCCAGCCATCAAAGCCCGCAGGGCGTTGGCCTGCGGAGATCTAACAGGTGATTCAGTCGAAGACCATCCAAGCTGCCCTCCGCCTTCAAAGTCTTTCAGGGCATCGCCAACGCTCCTGCCGTCGATTAGGACATCTCTTCGTCCGCTCAGTATGTTGCGGTACGTCCTAGCCGTATCCTCCGCCCCAGCAAAGTACAGCCCATGGCCATACGACTGAGCACCTTCTCCCGTACCGATCTTGGACGCATCAAACCGGGAGAAGCTGTACGGGCTACCGTGGTAAGCCCGGATCACGCCGCGCGGTACATCGTCCGCCTTCGACAGGGCGCGGATGACGCGGAGGGATGCACTCGCTGGGTCCATGCGAGTTATTGCCCCGGATGCGGTCAGTGCCCAGCGAGCGACCACGCAAAACCCGGGGGGTGCGAAACTCTGGGAGCGGAAGGGGACCCGGTCACCGCGGCGGCAGCTCTCGCAGCAGCGATTCCAAGTCAGGCATCAGCCCGCCCATGTACTCCGCGTCAGACTCTCCCCACCGGGCGTGAGGCTGGCGGTTCAGGAACGAAACGCGGGGCCGCGTCGGCATCACGCCACCCCGACTGTCAGGCCTGATCCACCCCAACACGTCCTCAGGGCTAAGGTCCCTGGCCCGCACAGATCCATACGGGTGAACGGCCACAGGGAACAGAGACTGCGGCGCCATCTCACTCAGCACCGACATCCTGCCCCTGCCCTCATGGCCCTTTACAGCCCACCCACCATCAGGCGTGCGTTCCACATAGAGCATTGGAGTCCCAAGCGGCTCGCCAGCCTGGATAGCCTCACGGATGTGATCCACGGGCCGCTCGGCAAGATCCCGCGGGGGATTCAGGTCCAGGAACGACTTGGGCCGCATGTAGGCCATGAAGCCGCGGTAGTCCACGTTGGCCGCATCCGGCACGCCGCCAATGCCGTCCATGGGATCAAAGGCCACGCCAGCGTGAACGCGGCGATCCTTCGACGCATAGCGGCCAAGCCGGCTAAGCAGCGAATCCAGGCGTGCGACAGCTGCCGGTGACAGGCCTCCCATGGAAGAGAGTGCCCGGTCACGCCGATCCCGGATGTGTGAAAAAATCCAGGAGAGGGTATGACATACCCCCCTCCGCGCAGCGGGGGGGGGCAGGGGGGCGGTTCCGGCGAAGCCAGCCTCGCTTGCGAGGCGTACCGCTGAACTGAAGCGGCCAGCATCGCTTGCGATGCGTACCGCTCAAAGCGAGCGAGCGAAGCGAGCGAGCGCGCGCCGCCAGCGTGTCACGGTCGGCGGTCACGGCCGGCCGTCCGGCCCCTCGGCGGGTGCCATCGGCGGGCGTCCGGGCCGGGCGTCCATCGGCCGCAACCGCTGCGGCGTCAACGGGTTAGGCGTTCGGCGGGGGTTCGTATGCCGGCACCCCCCCGCGGCGACCTGGTGCCGGGGCTCGCAGTCCGGCCGCGTGGTCGGCGGCGGCGGCGGCTGGGTCGGTGGTGGTGCATCGCCACCGCCTGGTCGTCATCAAGGCGGCGGCCGTCCGTCCGTACCGATGGCGGGCGTCCCCGCCATCGTTTGCTCCGGTGGCCGTCCGCCTACGGGCGTTCCCCGGTGTAGTGGTCACCGTAGCCGTGGCGGCCGGAGCGTACGGGCGAACGGCTGCCGCCCCGCGTGTACGGTTGCCGCCGGGGCGGGCCTCATCGGCCACGGTCCCCGGCGGCGTGTCCCCCGCTGCGCTTGCGGGGGATTCGCTCCTGACGTTCGGCGCGGCCACCCCTCGCCCCGTGGCGATTCGTTCGGCCTGCCGTTCGTTCCCCGGCTGGGGATCGCTCGCCCGCGGCCGATGATCAGGCGGCGGCGGGTCTGCTGCGGAGCGTGTTCGGTGGTCTGCCCCGCCCGCGCTCCCCTGAGGGTCTGCGGCGGGCGGGGCGTTTTCCATGGTTCAGCGGAGCGGCGGCAACCCTGCCACCCGTCGCCAGTCATTCAGGCACCGCAACCGGGCCGCGTTACGGCTGGCCGGGTTCGGGTCCGTGCTGCCGACGCTGCCGCTGTCGCCTGCGGTCGGCGGCGTGTAGCCGGGGCCGCACTGCGGCACGCTGGGGCTAGCCTTGGCGGCGTCTTCCTCGTCAAGCGGCCCCCAGCCCAAAGCCGCAAGGGCGTAGCCGCTGGTCGTCATGCCGAGATTGCGGGCTGCCATTCGTCGGGCGTATGTATAGCCTTCGGCAATCTCCACGGCCGTGGCAGGGTCTACGCTGCTGGGGGCCGTGTTCACCACTGGCAACGGGTCGCGGTCGGGCTGCGGCTGTTCTAGTCCGATCCGCTGGTCGGCCTGCGGCCGGTAGCGTCCCTGCCGCATGGACCGGGTTAGGGCACCGATACCGTATCGGGCAACCCTCCACCGTGCCCCTGAGGCGGCTGACATGGGCGAGACCGGGCACGTCTCCCGGTAGTCCTGCGTCATGACGTCCAGCGTCCATGCCTGAACCGCGTCGTCTGCGTCGGCCCCGTAGACGTTGTGGCGGCTGAGGATGCCGCGGATCATTCGCTGTGCAACGTTCCACTGGTCGGCGGTCGCGTGGGGAAAGTTCATCGTATCGGCTCCTGCTGGTTTCCACGGTGTCCGGCCGTGGTGCTGTGATTGTAATCGGCTGGGGTGGGGTGTGCAAGTTAGTATTTTATTAGTCTCGCCGGAATCGGCGTGTGACTATCGGCATACCATCGTCTGGCGTTATGCGGACGTGTAACTGCGTTCCCCGGCGGCGTCCGACCCGCTGCCATGTGGATTCGGTCACGGCTAGTGCGGCCGTGATGCTGGGGAGTCGGTGGTTGTGGTAGTCGGTCACAATGCGGCCCTGCGGCCCGTGGTAGTCGGCGGAGAGTTCTAGGGTAACGGCCATTGGTTCGGCTCCTTGGGTGGTGGTGCGGCGGTGCCGCCGGGGCTGCGGTGTTGCAACCCCGGCGGCGGCTGCGACGGCTCAGGCCTTGTAGAACGCGGTCAAACCGACTTTGACCACCTGCCCGTTGATGGTGATCGGCGTCGGCTGGTTGCCGTGCGTGGTGGCGACCAGCCGGGTTTTGCCCGTGCTGCTCAGCGGGGCGTCGGCGTTCACCGGGATCGTCACCACCAGCGTGGCGGGGGCGGTCTTGGTGGCGGGGCGGAGTTCGTAGGTGGCGGACATTGGTTGCGTTCCCTGTTGGTGCCCCGGATCGGCGGGGCGGCCGGTCGGCCGTTCGTTCGGCCGACACCCTAAGTCGGCGCGCTGGCCAAAAAAATCCGGCGGCGGCGTCGATTTTTTTCCGGCGAGCGCGCCGACTTATAAAGACGGCGAACGCCGCCCGCCGTTCGGCCGTTTCGGCCGCGTTTTCGGCCTGTTTTCAGCGGTTTCAGGCCCCCTCTGGGGCCGTGGAGGCTCCCCGGCGACCCCCGGCGGAGCGTGACTCTGGCCCCCGGCCTCCCTCCTCAGTGGTGCGGACAGCCATGCGGGCAGCGGCTGATGCGGACAGCCAAGTGCTGCGGGCAGGTGCGGACAGCCTGACCCATGTGATGCGGACAGCCAACAGGAGTACGTCAATGGCCTACAAGGTTGCACAGATCATTCAGGACGGTGACAGCAATACGAAGATCAGCCACCACGGAGAGGAATACAAGGTCTATACGATCTCCCTGGCCTCCTCTGACAGTGCTGGTGTCAATACCTGCCCACGGGCCCTGAGAAGGTCTGTGATGCAGTCAATGCTGGATGATGGCAAGGATGTCTATGAGATTGGACAGTGGGCCAACCGCAGGGGGTTGTCCATGTGTTCTGGCCCCTGTGTCACCTGGGAGGCTGGGCATGGTCAGTCGGACTTTGTGCGTGCGGCCCGGATCAACCTGACACGGTGGCTCAGTGAGAACCCCCGGACGTTCGGTGCCTACCTGCGGCGGGAGATGGACAAGATCACCCGCAATGCTAGTGACTACATCATCGCAGCCCGTGCCAATGTGGACTCCGATGTCAACTGGCAGAAGTTGTTCCCGTGGATGTTTGACTATGGCTGGCGGTTCTGGGACTACACCAAATGCTCTGAGCGTCTGGGGTCTGTTTCGGCTAACTACCACCTGACATACAGTTACAACGACGGCACGCAGGACAAGGACTGGGAGCGTGTCTACCGCACCGGATCGAACATCGCCGTGGTGTTCGACACTGTGTGGAACCCGTGGGGCAGTGAGTTCGGCTACCTGCCTGCCACCTGGACTGACCCCAACGGAAAGGTCTGGCAGGTGGTGGACGGTGACCGGCTGGACCTGCGGTTCACTGACCCTGTGGATGTGTGCGTCGGCCTGCGGCTGAAAGCCTCAGGCGACAAGCGTGAGGATGCCTGCGAGTCGGAGTTTGCGGTGCCGACCGGCATCGACTTGGTGGGGAGCGTACACCCCGCCGAGGCTGAACCTGAGTACTACCTGGCAGCGTGAGGTGCGTGATGCTGGACATGTATATCCTATCCGTGGCCATGGAGCAGGAGGCCAAAACTGCCCCGCGTTCGGAAGACGCGCTGTGGGCTGAGTGGCGTACTGCCGACCAGACCGGTGTCGTCGGCCCTCGCCTGCGTGCCGCGCTGCGGTGCGCGGTGTTCGATGACACGTTCTACCGTGAACGTGCGAAGAGACTGGAGCAGATCATCAACCGACAGGAGGTGCAGCGTGCAGCCAATCATTGACATCAACGCCTGGGCCATGGGCTGCCGATCAGCGGCCAATCCGCATCCCGGCGATGCCAGCCAGCTGGCAGACAGCATGGCGGATAGCGACAAGTTCGATTCCTTCTGGGAAGGCCGGCGCAATGCCCAAGAGGCCCTGAGCAAACAAGGGTGGGCCACTCTTGGCATGCTTGCCGGTCGGTACGGCTTATCTGAATACACTGCGGGCACAATCCTGCATTCCCTGGGCGCTGCCGCTGACATGCGTAAAACATTCTGGGCTGGGTGGAAGTGCGAAACCGCTCTGGCCGATCCGCAGTGGATCGCAGACATGCGACGGCTGCTTTGTCGACAGTGAGCGGCTAAACAAGGCAGCACGGCGTCATGTCGGCGGTGGAACGCTGGCGGCCGTGTTGCTGAACCCGACGTGAAGGGTTCTTAGCCGCTGCTTCTGCGTGGTGCTAACCCGTCGCTAGGTGTTTGCGGGTTGTTAAACGGTTCCCCTGAACCGGCCACGCTTTTCTTTTTCCCAGCAGGCGACTGCCTGCGCATTCGGAGGTGAGTGATGAGCGTTATCGGCGGCGTCTGGTACGCCAAGTCTGGCGGCGAGTTCAACAACTACCCGGCCGATCAGGGAGCAAAGCGGTTCGTCTACTCCGACATGCCGAATGGCGAGAAGTTCATCGTCGCCAAGGTGTATTCGGACGGCGAGGGTGACTACGACAGCACGGCACACCTGCTGGCGGCAGCCCCGCATCTCCTCGCAGCGTGCGAGGAACTGCTGATCTACCTGGGCGACTGGGACGACATGGACAACGACACCTGTGCAGCGGCCCGCAAGGCCATTGCCAAAGCAAAGGGAGAGAGCAAGTGAGCGACTACTACACCGAAGACTTCGCAGACATCTGCTCCTGCTCACGGGAGCGTCACATGCTGATCGACATCATGCAGGCGTGGGGCGACCACGGCCTGCCGAATGACTTTGACGACACCAAGGTTCGGCCAGCCTTCAACCGAAACAGTGGGCATGTGTTCCTGGTCAACGAAGAGTTCCAGGTGTGCATGCTGCGTGACGGGAAGTTGGAGTCCTTCTACACCAGCCCGTATGAGGGCAAGGAAGGCTTCTTCGACGACCTTGTGGAAGAGTACGGCGACATGCACCCAAAAGACCAACGATGGCTGCGTGACATTGCCAAGGCCACCGGACAGACCATCCCCAACACCGACGAGGAGGACTCCTGATGTATATCCCTAAAGCAATCGCTGCCCTGACCAAGTGGGCCGACACCGAAGAAAGCCGCTACCCACTCCGCTGCGTCCGGCTCAGGCGGGCAGGTGGCTTCGTCTTTGCCGAGGCTACGGACGGGCGGCGACTGTGCCGCCTGACCTGGGCGAGCGAGGGTCCGGAGTGTGAGTACCGACTGGAAGGCAAGGTGCTGTCCAAGGCGCTGAAGACTGTCGGCGTCAGTGATGGCGGCTACTTCGCCAGCCTGAACGGTGATGTCACGCTGTACGGACGCAACGTCGGCACCTCCGTGACGCCGACCGTGACCGATGCCCGCTGGCCGCGGACTGAGGACGCGCTGTACCCGCCAGCCAAGGCAAAGGCCAGCACCGTGGGCGTTGTTGCTCTGCGTGAACAAGCCCGGGCAGCCATCAAGGCACAGCCCAAGGCGTTTCAACTGGGCATGGACCTGGAGATGGCCGGCGTCAAGGTTCGCCTGGATGCCAAGTACGTGCGGGACATGGCCGAGACTGCGATCCAGTCCGGTTACGACGAGGTGCATGTCTCCGCCACGGACAAGCAGAGTGCCGTCCACTTCTGGGCCTACACCGAAGTGAAGTTTGAAGCCGTGATCATGCCCCTTGCCGCCGACTGAGGAGGAACCCTGATGTTTGACAACCTGAAGAACCGACTGTCTCGCTTCATTGACAACTGCATCAAGCAACGCATTGACACCATCGCCACTGTGGCCGCGGGACGAGTTGACCTGGGCAAGATCGCCATGCTTGTCCCTTTCGACCGGGCACGCTTCATGGAAGAGATCATTGGCCAGGTGAAGCCAGACCACGCCATTGAATACGAGACGCTGGCTGAACACGTCAGCATCGAAGAACTGGCCCAGCAGTTCGACGTTGCCGACATCGCCGGAGAGGTTGACCACAGTGAGATCGCCAGTGCGTTGGACTGGTCCGACATTGCCGGCGAGATCAGCGTGTCCGACCTGGCCCAGGAGCTGGATCTGGAGGACATCGCCGGGCATATCGACATGGATTCGGTGGCCGAGTACATCGACTACCAGAAACTGGCGGTCGCCCTGCTGCACGCCGTGAAGTCAGGAGCCCTCTGATGGAAGACGATCACCTGCCACTGATGGAAATGCAGACTGAACGCCAAGTGCTGTTTGTCCAGCGGGACACAGCGGAGTGGGACTACATGTGGGACAGGCTGGCAAAGCACTACGTCAATGCGGACCAGCCGCAGCCGACCGTGTGCTACAACGCCGACTGTGGTGAGGCGTGGCAGTACATGGGTACGATCCGCCGCGCCCACCTCCTGTTCCATGAGTTCCGCCACCGCTGCCATCCTGTCGGCGGGCAGCGTGAGTACCTGCGACTCCAGGCAAGCGAACGGCTTGCTGTGCTGGGAGACAGGTTGATAGAATGTGAGTGACTGTGGGTGGGCCTTCGGGCCCGCTCCTGTTGGGGCCCCGGCGGGGAAAAAGTCCTAAGTACCCGCCGGGGTTTTTTATTTGTCTTCCCCATACCTGTACGGATGCACACCATGAAGACGATTGTTCATGTCAACCAGCACGTCGTCCGCCGCAACCAGAAGACCGGCGAGCGTGAGCCCGTGCTGACAGTGAAGACCTACAAGGACAACCAATACGCCAAGCGGGTGCGGATCGACGGCCCGTGCGTGATTGTTTACAGCCCGGACAAGCCCCTGTCATGTGGTGCCAGGGTGTGGATCGAAACCGATAGCAGCGTGGAGGTGGAGTGATGGCAAAGGTGCGAATCGTCTACACGTACGACGGCTACCCAATGCGGCGGGCCGACAATGTGGTGCGTGAAAACATCACAGGCGACGAGGAGTGGCAAGAGTATCTGTTTGGCCAACTGGAGGACTACGGAATAGAGGCAACTGCCGCTGAGGTTGGTTCTCCGTATCCGGCGGATAAGAGCGGCGACTGGGTTGCGGTGCGAGTGCCCATCACTGTCACTTACAAAGGCAAGCGGAAGCATCGCCTGTCTGAGTACTGCAACAACGCGGCTGATTACGAAGAGGGTTTTTACTGCGACTCATGCTACTGGGAGGAGGTGAAGTGATGACTAGACCCTGCCCCTGCGGCTCAGCCGAGCCGTCCTACATAGAGTACGACGCCCGTGGCATCCCCCTGACACGGGTGTGCAAAGCCTGCCGGCGGGAGCGGCTCGCCCGCTACCGGCCGGAGGTGCTGACCAACCCGCAGTATGAGTGCGACGAACCCATAGAGGAGGAAGTCTGATGACCGTAGGCGAACTGCGACTGGCGCTGGCAGGACTGCCTGCCAACGCCCCGGTCTACCCGGAGTGGAATGACCGCATCCCGAAGGACAATGAGCCTGGCGTCAGGCTGCACGGCGTGCGTGAGGCCAACGGCGAGGCACAGGTTCTCGTCAGCCTGTTTTACCTGGACGATGACACCGACGAGGAGGACGAATGACAGGCTGCGACCAGCTGACTAGAGACGAGATCATCTGTGCCCGCCGGGCCCTGCTGAACTACTCCGATGACCTGATCAACGGTCGGCTGGAGGGGCAGGTGCCCGGCGGTGTGCTTGGGTGGACTGAGGAGTACGTGCAGGAAGAAATCCTACGGTGTCAGAGGCTGCTGACTAACATCTTCCCCGTGACATGGAGCAAGTCCAAATGAATGAAGACTTCCAGGAAGAACGTGACGGTGTGGTTGTCAGTGGGTTCTGCCGCCTGACGCTGACGGCCAAGGCGGAAAGCCACATGGACTACTGCGACATTCCGGAACTGATCCGCAGCCAGATTGCTGTGACCATACCGGAACACAGCCTTGGCAAGAGCCACTGCCCCAACAGGGTGTGGTCTGCCGGGTTCTGCCTGGGCATGGAGGTGGCACGGCTGACCAAGTCGCTGCGGCATTTCTTTGCGGACTGGGACGAGGTATCTGACGGGTTTGCCTACGAAATGGAGGACGACTGATGAGCCTGGACTGGGATACGAACAAGTGCGCCGAGCCCCTGCCGCAGACCGACGAGGAGAAGGGGATCCGGCACGCCCTGATCTGGGCCACCATGGCGCTGGATCTGGGCAGCATCACGGAGAAGAACGTGGACGAGTGGGTGTTCCGCCTTATCCACCAGAAACGGCTTGGCCTTAACTACATGTACATCGATGATGAGGTGAAGCCAGCCGAGGTGGAGGGCTGGGTGCGGAGGTGGATCGGCCTCGTCACCAACGTGTCAAGCAAGCCCCGCAAGCAGTGGCTGAAGCGGTGCTGCGAGATCCTGGAGAAGCGGACGGTTGAAGACCTCCAGTACTACAAGCAGCAAACCGCCGAAGCCCTGTGAGTGGGGGCAGCATGAGTGGCGTGACCGGGATTCTCCCTGGCGCGCCGGGTGGGTGGAGACTCACTGCCGCAGGTGCGGCAAGTTCCTGGGCCGACGCCCATCGGAACAGATCGGTTTCAGCAGGTCCGGGCAGCGTGGCCCGGGCGGAACGTGGAGGGAGTGATGCCACAGTACACACCTACGAAGAGCGAGTGGACAGACATCCTCATCGCACTTGGCGAGGCAGCGGACGAGATCGAATACGACTTGCATGACACACGCGACAGCGACTTCTACGACGCCGACGAGCGGATGGAGCGTGAGGAGAAGGCTAACGGTTGGCGTAGGCTAATCAAACTGATCACACCAATGACTTTGGAGGACGAGTGATGCCATACCCAGACAGTAAGTACCCGCCGGCCCCGCAGGGGCAGGCCCCGGTAGGCACGTTTGCAGCCATGGAAAAACGGCACTTCGCTGGCCTTACTGAGCGGGACTTGCGATCTCGCCAGCGGTTGATGGCGGCGGCACCGGAGCTGCTGGAATGCTTGCGTCGAACAGTTTCGCTGCTGAAATACGCCTCTACGGACGGCGGAATCCGGGGCTGCAATGCAGATGAATGGTGGGCGATGGAACCGCGGTGCGATGCGGTCATTGCCAAAGCAGAAGGGAGGGGTGAGTGATGCCCGGAGTTAGCAAAAAATACTTGTCCGCACTGGCAAAGTGTGGCATCGGTGACGAGGAGTTCATCGAACTGATGGAGGCTGCGTGGTGGGCCTTGTCTTCGGCCCGACAAGCGGTTGGTACGCACCTTGATCTCAACGACGATTACCTAGATGGGCTTGAGGCCAAGGTGCATAAGTACATGAACGACGAAATGGACACAGAAGGGAGGGAGTGATGAGTGACATGACCGTGATCGACCGTGGCAACCACTGCGAAATCCACCAGGGTGATGCCATCGCTGCGGACTATGTGGCCAGCAAGCGGCTTGCCACGCTGTTTGCCGCAGCCCCTGAGTTGCTTTACCAACTGAAGCAGGCTGTCAGCCTGATCGTAGAGAAGGACTTGTTCGACTGGGAGGACGCCTCCAGTGGGAACAGTTTCCAGGACATGGAAGATGCTATCCGACTAGCAGAGGGGAGAGAGTGATGAGTCATACGCCGGGACCGTGGAGTCCATACTTCTATACGCGCAACCAGCGACTGAAGCTGGGCGACTGGCGTTTCCTTCGGGATGACGGGCATCAGCCGGTACCACTGAACAGCACCCGCCGAGAGGTTCCTGAGTCTGCGGCCAATGCCCGCCTCATCGCCTGTGCCCCTGAGATGCTGGACGCCCTGCGGCTGGCAGCAGATGCGCTTGACCTGGCGCAGGCACAGGTGGATTCGGAGAACGACAGGGACAACCTTTGCAAGCGGCTCGTCGCCGTGAAGCGGGTTATTGCCAAGGCAGAGGGGAGGGAGTAGGTCATGGATGACCGCACGGTAGAGGTTGTGTTGCTGGTGGTGAGGCTGATCCTGACACTGATAGGAGGTGACAACTGAAACCAAGGCTGACAGAGAAGGTGCGGCACGGACTGTGGTTGATCGTTGCCCGCTCCGCCACCGTCATGCAGGCGGAAGCTGGCGGGCTGGACAAGGAAGAGAGGGAGTCGGTGCTGGCAGCGAGCCGGTACGCCGACGCTCACTGGCGGCCCACAGAGGAGGTCCAAATCGAAGTCCATCGTCCGTAGCGGCTAGTTAATCGACGGAGTACTGTACGCATGTACGGTACTGATGCCCATTACCCGGGCGGCAGCGTGCCGTCCGGGTTTTCTTTTTCCCTAAGGAGGTTCCCATGACTGGTCTGATTGTCCACGCTGGCGGCCGGGTCGTAGGCCGCAACGAGATCGAAGACGCCACCACTCCGGTCGGTACTCACACCTGGACCCCCGTCCCGCACGGCGACGTGGTCCGCATGGTGGAGCAGTCCATCGCCACCAGCGGCCTGGAGATTACCGACTCCAACTTCGCCCTATCGGCGGGCGGAGCCAGGATGTTCGGCGTCATCACCCTGGCCGGCGGCACGGACTACGCCACTGTCATCGGGCTGCGGAACAGCCATGACAAGTCCTTCCCCGTGTCGTTCTGCCTGGGATCCCGGGTGTTCGTCTGCGACAACCTGGCCTTCTCGGCCGAGGTGGTGGTCAAGACCAAGCACAGCCGCCTGGTGCTGGACCGCCTGCCCCGGCTGGTCAATGAGGGCGTGGCCCAGCTGATCGACAAGCGTGGCCACCAGGCCAAGCGGATCGAAGCCTACAAGCAGGCTGAGGTGCGTGGCCTGCCGCACCTGCATGACCTGGTGCTGCGGTCCTACCGGGCCAAGGCGATCCCGGCCCGTGCGATCTCCGAAGTGCTGGACGAATACGACTCGCCCAGCCACCCGGAGTTCCAGGCCCCCACGCTGTGGTCCTACTTCAACAGCGTGACCGAAGTCCTGAAGAAGTACGGCGACCTGCCGCAGCGGACCCAGCGTCTGCACGGCGTGGTCGATGCCGAGGTTGGCAGCAAACTGCTGGCCGTCTGATCCCTGACGGCAGGCCGATGCGTTGTCGGACTGTCATGTGGCGAGGGGGTGCCCAAGCCCCCTCGCCACTGTTCCCTTTGACTTCACGGAGAGAAGCTATGCGTTCCCTGCGGTTCGATGCCCCGACCTTCATTGCCGAGTACAACCAAGCCCACAGTGCCGGCCTCACCCTGCGTGACCTGGCCGACCTGATGGGCATCACCTACAGCACCCTGACCTGCCGCAAGCATGCCCTGGCCAAGCGTGGTATCCGCCTGCCCAGGCTGAAGAACGGCAACGTCAAGCGGATCGCAGCCAAGCCGATGCTCCGCCTGGCCGCCCCGGTCCAGGTGCAGGTGGAGCCGGCGCCGCTGACCTTCACCATCGACGTGGGGGTGGGCCATGCTTGAAGCCACACTGGTGCTGACACCGCAGGAGTTGGCATACCTGATCCGGTGCGTGGAGCGTGAGTTGGTGGAATATGAGGAGGCCAGCTGGCAGGGCGACCAGGATGACTACGCCATGCTGGAAGCGACCCGCGGGGAGATGGTGCTGCGAGTGCTGAGGCGGGTGGAGCAGGAACAGGTCCTGCCCCACTGATCCGGTAGAATGCGAGAGGAGGTGCCGATGATTTTCGACAAGGCCGATGCCGAGACGTGCCCGCGTCAACTAGCCATGGACGTGGCAGATGACCTACGGGAGCGCATCCATGACCTGTATGCCCAGCAGCACAAGCGGAACCAAGAGACTGACGGCGGCATGGCCAACGTCGTTCTCGCCGGGCTGACGGCAGTGTGGCTGGAGGCAGTCCACGCTTCCTGGAACACCATGCTCAGCGAGTCTGCCATGAGTGTGCTGCGTGGCATGGATCCGGAAGACAAGGAAGTGAAGGTGAGTATGAAGCGGGCGGCGCGTGACTTCCTGCGGCGGAGTGGCTGGTGGGTGAGGAGGACCAAATGAGTTACATGTACCTGATCCTGGCCAGGGGCGGCGACCCAAACCAAGGCCTGCGGCTAATGGATATCCCAGTCGCCTGGGAGTATGGAGCGTTCGTACCTACAGGCGAACTGGAGGACCGGCCCGCCACGCAGGATGACCTGTGGGACATGCTAGATGACGATGACTCTGGCCGAGTTCCCTTCCCATTTGTTGCCCTGCCGGATGGCTGGAAGCTCATGTCCAACTTCTGGCAGCCGGCCAGGTACGTGCCGCAGTCCAAGGAGGTCAATGACCAGGGTGTGCGTGATGCCGTCCAGCACATGCGTGACCTTGGCATGACCACCGACGAGCAGGCACGGCGGCTCATGGAGGACAACGATGCTTGACATGCTGATAGGTACGGCTGGTGTGATTGCTCTACTCTGGCTTTCTCAGCGGGGGAAATGATGGGCAGGCTGTGGGGATACGTCCGCGTCAGCACCGATGACCAGGAGAACAGCGTTGAGAACCAGCGTGAGAAGATCATGGACCTGGCCAAGAAGGAGGACCTGGACGTTGCCCACATCTTCGTAGACGAGGATGTCACGGCCCGCGTCCCGCTCCGCAACCGGCCGCAGGGCAGGCTGCTCTGGGACTCCATGGATCCAGGCGACACGCTGGTCTTCAACAAGGTTGACAGAGTCTTCCGCAGCGTGCGTGACGCTGCCGACACGGTTCACTGCTGGCAGGAGCGGGGCATCAGGTGCATCATCATGGACCTGGGCATCGACCTGGCTACCCCCGCCGGCCGGATGTTTTTCCACCAGCTGGCTTCGTTCGCTGAGTTTGAACGGGAGATGATCGGCCAGCGGACCCGGGAGATTGCCGCCTATCTACGCAAGCACGGGCGGCCTTACGGCGGCGCTCGTCCTTACGGGTGGCTGAAGCAGGGGAAGGGGCGGGATGCCCGCTACGTCCCTTGCCTGGCCGAGCGGTCTTTGGCTGAGCGGGTGGCGACGATGGCTGACGAGGGCCAGTCTTACCGGCAGATCGGCTGGACGCTGATGCGGGAGCGGGTGACGAAGCCTGGGAAGAAACACACCGACCCGGGGAAAGGCGTCTGGTATTCCCTGTCGGAGATTCACAACCTGGCACAGGCTGCTCGTCTGGGATTCCCAATCGTTGCCCGATCTGCCTTGCTAGGCGACGTGATGCCAGGGACGCTGAGCGGATATTCAGCTGAAACTCCGCCGCCAGGTCAACGATCCGCTGCTTCCTGATGAAGCGGCAGATCGCCATCGCCTTGTCCCGTTCGTCCATCCCGGCGATGGCGTCGGCCAGGTCGTCCCGCTGGTCGAAGATCGCCGCCTCCTGCTCCGCTACGTCCAGGCCCACCCGGTCCCCTGGCGTGCGGGTCAGGCGGCGGATGCTCTTTAGCATGGCGTTGAGAATGGCCCTGGCGAAGTAGGCCTTGGGGTACGGCAGCAGGGCCGGGTTGTAGGTGCGGGCGGCGCGGCACAGGGCGAGATACCCTTCGCCTTCCAGCTCCGGGATCAGTCCAGAACGCTGCCATGACGGCCTGTTCTGGACGAAGCACCGGGCCACCACCGTGACCATGTCAGCATATTCAGTGACCAGCAGCTGCTGCTTTTTGGAGAGCCTGGATCGCTTGCTCATGCCGCTCTAGTTTCAACTGCGACTCACGGACCAATTCTGGCAAGCCCTCCATAGCGTGGGCGATGGTGCTGACCTTGGCATGAATGCTCATGGCCCAAGGAACCACGGCTGCCACCAGCGTGGCGAGCAACAGGATCTGATCAGTCTCCATTAACCACGCCCTCCGTAATCATCTCCAGGATGCCGCCGGCCGCCTCCTCTGGCAGCTTGGCCTCCCGCATGTCCTGCATGATCCGCTTCACGGCCTTCCGCCACAGCGGCTCCGGGAACTGGTACACCCAGGTTTCCTTGCCGTCAGAAGCAGAGACTCGCATCATCCGCTCCGTTATTCTTTTCTCTCTGTGCATGGGCAGGCCGTCCAGTTCTGACCGTCGCCGGTCCTGATCTTGCCGGTGCCCTTGCACTGCGGGCAGTTCGGTAGCGGCGGCTTGGGTGGGGCAGGGGCCTCGTCCACCAGCGACATCACCGCGGCCTGGGTGGCGATAATCGCCAGGTAGTCCGGCGTATATTCGTTCCAGATCATATGCGGCCGATGCTCCCCAGGTCCGGCAACGCACGGGGCGGGAAGCCCTGCACGTCGGAGTACACCCAGCAGTCCCCGCCGTTAACACAGACATCCCAGTCATCGGCCTTGGTGACGATCATGCCGGCCGGCTGAGCCGGATAGTCGCTGGGCCAATCAGGCACCGGCGTATTCCACCTTCCCCAGCTGTTCGCAATGAAGAACACGTCGAACGGCCAGTGCTTGCGGGTGAAGTCCATTCCCACCGTGGCCATGTCATGGGCCCAGCCAGGGCTGCTGCGGCCGTGGATGTTCTGGCTGTTTGGCTTCGATGACCAGGCGGCGTTCTGCCCGGAGTGGATCCCGTATCCATTGAACAGGGCGTCCCGGGCCTGCTCCACGCTGTTGATCAGCGTGATGGTGCCCACCTTGTTGCGGCGGCACAGGGCCTGGACGTTCTCTGGCACGCCACCCTGCCTGCCCCACCGGGCACCCAGGTGACCGTCGTACACCGACAGGTCCGCCACGCCGTCGAACTTCTCCCGCGGGCAGAATCCCGTGTCCCGTTCAAACCGGCTGGCGCGGGCAGGTGACATGCCTTCCCCGCCGTGACCACGCGCCCCGTAGGTGGGCTCCGTGGCGGTGCGGCAGTGCCAGGCGAAGGGCTGGCCGGCGACCAGCAGGGACACAGCGCGCGTCAGATCCCGGGCATTACGTGAACCATGACTGACACAGTCACCAACTACCTGCCTCTCAGAATACGCCCCCGGGTCCAACGCCAGCGTGTAGCCCCAGAGGAGGGCACGCTGCCCGGCTCCGCTGCTTGGGGCGGCGAAGGCCTTGACGGGGTTGGACTCCAGGAACTCCTGCTTGTCTCGCTCGGAGGGCAGGTAGCCTTTGAACCCGCCGGCCTCGTAGGCACGGACCAGCTCGTCGGTGCTGTCGAAGAGCGGTTCATCGGGCGGCATTCGCTACATCCTTCAGGGCCTGGACGAGGGCTTGCCGCTTGGCCGGTGGGAGCGGGACATCGTCCGTCCCTACAGCTGCCACCAGTTGGGCGTTGATCGCCACGTCCAGGCCCGGGTGTTTTCCCGGCAGGTCTGTCCCCTTGAACGCCAGGTCCAGGCTCCTGGAGTGAAGCTCCCGGAACTCTCCGACCGTGGTGATCACGGCCTGGTCCCGCTCCACAACGTCGGCCAGGGCCGAGTAGAAGGCGGCCACGCGGGCCTTGTCTTGCCGGCTTGCCGGGGACAGGGCAGCAGTGACCGGGCTCTTAGGGGCAACCACAACCGGAGTGGTGCCGCTGGCTGGATAGAACGCCCATACAAGGGCGACCGCCACTACGGCGGCCAGGACATGCTTCATGGCTTGATGCCCAGCAGGGCCTCCATCAGGGCGTTACAGCGGGCCGTGACCTCAGGGGTCTTGTAGGCGTCCCGCACGGCGATGATGTTGCGGAGGTGACCAAGCGTCTCCGGTTCCCGCTTAACAATCCCTGTCGGAACCAGGTCCCGCAGGTACAGGCTGGCGACGATGACAGCCGCCACCAGGGAAATGATCTGGGGAAGTGTCATAGGATCTCGCAAACCCCCTGATCCAGAATGGCTGACGGGTTAATCAAACCCCACCCATAGTCATTGTCCTTCCCGGGGGGGCCCAAGTCCGTGCTGGTCTGGCGGATGATCTCCCGGGCCTGGGACCCCAGCGGCCGGCACTTGTTCTCGGCCGTGGCCAGGGCCAGGACCCCGGCGACGAACGGTGCCGCCATGCTGGTCCCGGACAGGGTGGCGTACCCTCCCTGGATCCAGGAGGACCGGATCTTGTGGCCGGGGGCAGCCACGTCGATCTCCCGGCCGCGGCAGCTGAACTCACAGATCTTGCGTTCCCTGTCCACCGCACCGACCGCAATCGTATAGCCGTAGGCCGCCGGGTAGGACACCGGCCCGCCGTCATTCCCGGCCGCACAGACCACCGGCACGCCCACCGCAGAGGCGGCCATGATGGCCTTCTCCAGCCTGGCACTGCCGACCGGGGATCCCAGCGACATGACGATGATGTGGCAGCCAAACTCCACGGCGAAGTGAACAGCCCTGGCCACGGCATCCATGGACCCGGAGCCGTCGTTCCCCAGCACCTTGCAGCTGATGATGCTCGCCTTTGGGGCGATGCCCATCATCTCGCCGCGGGCGGCGATGATCCCGGCCACATGCGTGCCATGGCCGTTGGAATCGAAGGCCGTGCAGTCCTTGGTGAAGTTGCGGTGCAGCATGCCCGACCCGTAGAAGGCCGGGTGGGCCTCGCAGACGCCCGTGTCCAGGACGCCCACCCGCACCCCCTCCCCCTGGGTGCGCGCCCAGAGGGAGGGGATCCCGTACCCTGACAGATGCCAGTCGATGCCGGAGGAGGGGACGGCATGTGCGACGGCGTCAACGTGGTACGGTGGCAGGTGAACGACCTGGCTCATTCGTCATCCTTGGAAAGCAGGAGACGAACGAGCGAGACAACAATCGGGGCGATGACATTGATCAGGATCGGAATCGGGATGGCCATGGCCTCCACCGTCTTCAGCTCCTCCTCCGCCTCCTCCGGGCTGACAGGCAGGGCCTGGGCCTGGAACAGGGGGAAGGTTTCGATGACCGGCAGCAGGGCCTGGGCGACCTTGTAGACGATCTCCAGCTTGGCGCTGAGCGACTCCGCATCCGCCCAGCCGGCGACGATGGCGGAGATCTCCCGCAGCACCTGGACGTGGCTCAGCAGCCACCGGACTACCACAAACTTGTCAATCATGCAGTCTCCTTTCGCAGGCAATGGCCACCACGGCGTGGCCGGCAATGTCCATGAGGGTCTTCTGTCTAGTAATTGTCTCCAGCGGCCCACGCATCCGGCGGGTTTTTTCTCCGATCCTGGCCAGCTGGTAGGTCACCGGGTCGATGCCGTCGTCGGCCACGCCCAGGGCGTTTTCCAGGGGGTCCTCGCCGCACCCGTAGTAGTCCCGCTTCCGGGTCAGCAGCCGGTACAGCTCGTCGCAGATTGCCCGGTAGGGATCACCATCTGTGTTCCCGTGCGGCCATGACGATTCGTCCGTACTCAGCCCAGAAACTGGCAGTGTGGGGGTCTTCATCTTCAGTGCAGAGGTGAGTGGTTCGGGCATGCGCTAGCTCCTCGCATAGGGTGTCAATCAACACGTCGGCCGGGGAGTTGTCTGCGACAACGATCACCCCCCGCTCGTCGTCCTCCTCGTACTGGAAATACCCGTGCATCCCGGGCAGCCGCTGCGGCGCCCGCAGGTAGTACCTCAGCGGGAAGTTCACGGGAAACTTCCGCTCCGCCCAACGCTTGAAGCGTTTGACCAGCAGCCTCCTCCAGTCGCTGGACGAACTCATACAGCCGCTCCAGTGGCAAGGTCACCAGCCATTCCTCACGGCTCCGCTTGTGCAGCACCACCGGCACGCCGCCACCGCACTCAGCCTGGGCCTGGGCCATCCAGGTCCGCACTGACTCACGCTCCACAAACTTGACTTCCCAGTGGACGCCCGGGATCTCTACTTCAATGTCCGCCGAGTCGGCCCCGCCCTTGAACTGGACGCCCCGCCGGGCGTTTACCCGCAGCGCCGACGACACGGCCTTGGCCGCCGCCCGCTCGCCACGCTTCCCCTTCTGCCGCTGGGCCCTGCCCATCAGGATCCCTTCACAAAGAGTGGGCCGTCTTCGCCCACGTAGGCGCAGAAGGTGTTGAACTCCAGGTATTCCAGGGCCTCTTCTTCAGTCAGGCCGTCCCGCATCATGATTTCCACGCACTTGTCTGCGTCGTACACCGCCACGCTCTTGTGGCGGGTGTTGATCACGTACCCCAGGTAGGCGTCTTCCAGGCCGTCCGCCAGGAGGGCGTCCGGGTTCACTTCCGACAGCTCGTCAAACACGTCGTCAATCCTGTGACAGATCATGGCTTCCGTGCCTTGCTCAGGTTTGTCTGCCGCTCGTCCAGGTACCACTGGTCGGGCGGCTCCGGGTCGTAGCCCAGCCACTTGCGGTGCCGCAGGCTGGCCAGGAAGTCCGGATCGAAGTTGTCCGGGTCGCTCTCCTGCTTCGCCCACAGCACTGCACTATTGTTCAGGTCGGGATAGTTACCCGCAAGGCGACCTGAATGGAGAACCTCATGGCAGCGTGAGCAGAGCCGGCAGTAATTCCTGATGTCATGCTTGCGGGCCGGGCCACCGCAGATGTGGTGAACGTGCAGGGCCCTGCGCCCGTCACCCTCAGGCCACCAGCAGATCGCACAGCAGCGGTGCAGCTGGACCCACTCCATGCACTCCGCCTGCTGCTGCTTATTCATCCGTGCCAACGCGGTATCTCCAGACCCCTTCCCTGCCGAGAAGGGGGATTCGCCCTTCCGGTGGCTTGGTTGCCTGCGGCGTGGTGCCGTCTTATCTGGGGTTGTCTCGGCTATCGACCAGGACGTAGGGGTGTTCGCTGGATCTAGTACCAGCCCGGAGCCTGGGGTTTCGCACGGACCACGCTGACTTCTGCGGACTAGCCGCTCCGGCGTTCGGCCGGCTTTCATTAGGCTGGCGCTGCGTTGATTTCTAATGCGGTGTTCAGCTGCCAGAAAATGATGGCACCGCGTGTACGGTCAGATGTAGCGCCAGCGATACGCCAGGGCGACTACAACGGCGAAGGTGAGGCCAAGGAAGGTGATCATCGCTCGTCCTCATAGATGTAGTTGTCATCGGTGCTGGCATCGAACTGGGAGCAGTCCTCCGCCTGCCAGATCTGATCCTGGACCACGTACCCCTTGGCACGCGGGCTCGGCGCGCTGCCGATGAAGTAGCCGTCCTTGAAGGCGATGCGGTTGGTCGGCAACGCCGCCAGGTTCCCGTCGTCCAGGGCCATGACGTGGGCGCACTTGTTCTGCTCGGGGCGGTGCGTGAATCCTGGCCCGGCGTCATCCGGCAGCCAGTCCACTGTGAACAGGTAGGTGCCGCCTACCGTCCCGCCGCGGGTGTAACACAGGGCCTCATGGTCCTGGAGATACCGGAATACATGGACCACCGGGCGGAATGTAAAGCAGTCCCAGAGCTGACAATGGTGCAGCGGCCTGGCCGGCGCCTCATTGTTCAGGGCCAGGGCGTGGATCGGCACGCCGCGGTAGTGGGCGCCGCTCTTCAGCATCACATGGAATGCCAGGGCCCGCCCGGGATAGGACTGGATGGCGAAGGCGTAGCCCTCCTCCAGGCCAATCCGGTTGGCCACGTAGGGGAGCCTGACCCAGCATCGGAGGTAAGGGATGTCGGCGTTCATTTCAGTCGCTCCAGCAGCCCCCGAAGCGTGGCCCTGTACTGCTCAAGGTTGTGGCTCTGCGTCAGGCGTGCCAGCGGCTTGCCGGCTTCCGAAAACCACGCAATCGCCTCCCGCTCCGCGTCGGTGAGCGTGAGCGGCGTCAGCGTGCAATAGCGGGTCACGCTGCCGGTGACGTATGGGCAGGGCTGCGACCGCAGCCGTTCGATCTCGGCCGCCGCCTCATCCATCAGGTCGCTTGCCGGGACGGCGTCGGTGGCAATCGCCCACTGTCGCAGCCGGGTGACGATGTCGTTCACGCCCATATGTTCCGTCCTCTAGCGTCAGCCGCCGTATGCCTTGTCGAACGCTTCGTACTGGGCCCTGGTGATTGGCAGAGCGAACACCAGATACTCACTCCCCAGGTTCTCTGTCATGTACTCAGCGGGGTGCTTGTCGATTGCAAGCGTGCTATAGCCGGAGCAGTGCTTGACCTGCACGGTGATGAGCCAGTAGCCGGCGTCCTTCATGAGGCGATGTCGCCTTCGTAGGCTTCCCGGCTGATGGTGTTGATGCCCATGGGCTCCGCCTTTAGCGTCATTTCACTGCCATCCAGAGGCCGATGTTGCTGACGCTGTATCCCATGTAGGCCAGGGCCATGCCGTCGTTCCCCTTCATGAACTGCTCCCACGCCACGTAGGCGTAGATGCAGCCGGTGACGATGATCAGGGGGGCGCTCATGCTCCGGTCCATGGGTGAACGATCACGCCGCAGCCCGTCTCGGCGTCGGTCACTTCGATGGTGACCACGCGGGGGAACTCCGTGGCGACTATGGTGCAGATCCGGTCGTACGGGGCGTCGTTCAGGATCTCGGCGTGGTCGTCGGCCCACTGCTGCATCGCAGCCCGGTCCACTTCAAAGCCAGGGTCGTCGCCCTCGCAAACCAGCACCGCGTCCAAGACGAACCGCGGCTGCACCACCCGCACCTTGTTCTCACGTATCTCCATGATGCCGCTCCTTGGTGTCCTTAGTGTATGTGTGTTCACCGGGAACGTCGCCCCAACTATCGACCAGGATCTTTCGGAGCCTTTCGACCTCTGCCTCTAGGCGCCGGATCACACTTGCTAGGTTCCGGTTCCGGTCCTCTGAACGCTCCCATTTCTCCTTCCACGTACTGGAGGCCGTCTCCCTTGAAGAGCATCCTGAGCAGCTGGTCGGCTGGCCGCAGGTACTTGCTGGGGGCGACGAGCGTGGTGACGGTAAAGCCTCGCATGGAGTCGTAGACTTCCTGGAACTGCCACTCGTCGTTGCGGTCAAGACAGGATGTCCAGACCCAGGCGCCGGTGTGCTTGCTGAGGAAGATCCAGGCGAAGGGCTCTGGGCCTTTGGACAGGCCGTTTTGGTCATCTACGAACACCGTTGGGTATGGGTAATCGTCCGGGCATGTGAACTTCAGCGTCCTGACCTTGATCTCCAGCTGAACCAGGCCGACCGCGTCGGGCGTCGGGCAGAAGTCCTTCCTGGGGTCATGGCCTGGCAGCACAATCTTTCTGCCGTGGGCCACGGCGGCTCCGCTGCCTCTGGCCGAATCCACCCACGCCTTCTCGGCGCGGTGCGCATCCGACAGGACGGCCAGGAACTTCTCTTTGGTCCAACTCATTCAACCTCCTCACCTCAGCAGCACGGGCGTAAAGCTCGTCCTGCGTCATGGTGTCATCGGTGAAATCCTCCCACCGCTCGGTGGAGAGGGGCTCTGCCCTGCGGAGGGACGACGCCCGCAGAACTACGTCATTGACATGATCAACCGTGGTATGGAACGCAGCGGCGATCTCGGCGTACGTGCGATCCGGATAGCCGATGGACAGCAGGATCAGCCGGTCGGTGCTGGGTAGGCCGTGCCGCCGCAGCAGCTTCAGGATCCTCAGGGCAACGTCGGCGGAGATACCCAGGTCACGCGCCACCTTGCGGGGCGTCTGCTTGTTGACGATCACCATCCGTTGCAGGTCGGGTGCGAGTGCGAGCGGAACGCCCGAAGCACCAGTCCTTAACTCTTCGCCACCAGCCAGGGCTACCAGATTGCTCTTCTTCTTGGTCTGCATCCTGCTTCTCCTCAGCAAACGGAAACGCCTCCTTGATGCGGAACAGCTCCGCAATCTCATCCAACGTGTCTTGCAAGAGTGCGTCGTCTCTGACGCTCTCGGCTGAAGTAGGACCGCTGCCAGCCTTTGATGGCGGGGTTGCGTAGTGCCCATTCGATGAATCCATCGTCAACCTCTCCCATGGTGCGACCAGCGAACTTGCCCCGGATGGGGACCTTGTATTCAGAGATGCACTTCTTCTTGCCGGCGACCGTCACGTCCTGGTCATGCAACTCACCGGCAGCCCGGCCATGCAGCAGAGCCAGACCTTCCTCCAGGAGCTTGGCCTTGCGGAGCTTCTCAGCCGCCTGGGCGATCAGGTCCTCTGGGCCTTCCGGCTCGGCGTCCTCGTCGGCCGCCCGCTCCCGTGCCTCACGCCGCACCTCTTCCGGCGTGTCTTCCCTGGCGAACATGTCCACGGCCGTGACGATGCTGTGATCGTTCAGCGAGTCGGTCATGTCGATGATCAGGCAGTCCGGCTTGGCACTGGCGGCAATCGCCGCGTGCCGCTCCTCCGGCGTCTCCAGGCCATCCACCGTGCCGGGCAGGGGACGCATGACGCGGCCCCAGATCTGGAGGGCCAGCGTCCTGGAGCGGGTCGGCCTGAACATGAACACCGTCCGGGCGACCGGGGCATCGAAGCCCTCGGCTGCCACCATGCAGTTGCACAGCAGTTCGATCTCGCCCTTGCGGAACAGGTTCATAATCCGGTTCCGCTCGTCCTCCGGCTGGATGCCGGTGTCGCCGCAGATGAACTCCGCCCGAATGCCGTACTCACGGCTCGCCAGCTTGGCCAGCTCCTGGGCCGTGTTCACGCCAGGCAGGAACGCCAGGGCCGGGCCGCGGCGATGCTTCTGCACCGTGAGGCACATCTGATGCAGCGCCCGGGAGCAGCCCAGGATCATGTCCAAGTCGGAGGCGGAATACTCCTTGCCCACCACCCTGACACGCTTCAGGTCCAGGTAGTTGCACTTGACGATCTTGGCCTTGATGGGGGCACACCAACCCTGGTCGATGCCGGCCTGGAACCCCATGGAGAAGGCGTGGTGGTCGTAGAAGTCCATCAGCCTCTTGCCGTCCATCCGGAACGGCGTGGCCGTGAAGCCGATTATGTGCGCGCCATGCTCCTGGAACTCACGCAAGACGCTCAGCATGGCCTCCGACATCTGCCGGTGGGCCTCGTCAACGATGACGATCCGGTGCCCCAGGAACCGCCTGTGCCGGCCCCGCATGATGGTCGGTGTGCAGGCGACGGTGACCCGCCCGTCCTGCGCCCAGAACTGGGCCATCTCCACCTGGGCGTCCTCACCGACGATGGCGTCAATCTTGTCGGCGGCCTGCCAGACCAGCTCACGCTGGTGCCCCAGGATCAGCACCTTGGAGTTGAAGCACTCCCGTGCCAGGAGACTGAAGATGACGGTCTTGCCGGCGCCCGTGAAGGCATCCACCAGGATGCCCTTATGGCCGTCCGCCATGGCGTCGATGATGGCGTCAACGCACGCCCGCTGGTAATCCCTTGCCTGCATCGCTCCCTCCGTGTCGGCGGTGCCGGCCGGGGGCATCCCGCCCCCAGCCGGCCAATCCGTTCGCCGTGGCCATCCTTAGCCAGTGCCCGTCTCAGAAGGGCGTAGCGGCCTCTTCCCGCTCACGCTTCTCGGCCCCGCCCAGCAGGGCCAGGTTCTTCACTTCCAGGGTCCAGATCTCCCTCTTCTGGCCGTCCTTCTCGTACCGCTTGCAACGCAGCTCGCCGCTCACGGCGACTTGCTTGCCGCGGGTCAGGTACGAGCCGACGCCACCCGGACGCCACAGGTCACAGTTCAGGAACATGGGCTCGCCCTTGCGGTCATTCACCGCAATGGCGAACGTCGCCACTTCGTTCTCACCGACAGACTTCACCTCCGCGTCCCGGGTCAGGTTCCCCGTGAACGAGCAGCTATTCAGGCTGGCCATTAGCAACCACCTCCTTCTTTTTCTTCTTCTTCTTCGACTCCGCGTACTCAGTCACACGCTGCAACGCATCCGGGCTGGCGACCTTCTCGCTCACCCGGAGTTTCACCAGCGACAGCACCTTGGCGACCTCTGCGTCACCTGGGGCGCGGTCGATCTCATGCTTCGCCGCCTGTTCGATCTCCAGGCTGCGGTCACGCCCGGCCGGCTTGCTGGCCGACTGCGGCGGCATCGTCTGCTGGGCGTCGTCGTCGTCCTCCGCCCACGCCCCCACCAGGCCAAGCAACAGGTACTTCTTGGCGTAGGTGTAGGCCGACCCCAGCGACTGCATGTCCAGCCGCGGGGCACCAGACTTGTCCACGCCCAGGTAGAGCGGGCACAGGCTGGTGACGAACTGACCGCTCACATGCCGCAGGGTCCCTACGGCAATCCACTCCTGGCCAACGCGGGTCAGGCAGACCTGCGGCAGCATCAGGCCGGCACCGTTCAAGGCCTCACGCAAGGCCTCGCAGATGTCCGAATACCGCATGTACTTGTACTTGCCGAAGGTGTTGCTCCCGCCCTTTTCAATGGCAGGGAACTTCGCCTGGGCAGCCACAAGGGCCTTCACCAAATCCATTGTGTCGGGGCTGGATGTCAGCCCCGGCAACGCATGATCAACCATCATCGATCACCTCCTCTGGTCCATGCTGGAAACTCCAGCTCCATGCACTCCTCATCTTCAGGGCTGCGATACAGCCCCAGCTCTCGTCGCAGGGCGATCTGGTCCAGCGTGACGCGGACCCGCTCCCTGGCGTGTTCGATCAGTTCCTGCGGGAACGTGTAGACGCGGACGCCGAACGGCTTCTGCGTTTGGGCAAAGACGAACCGCAGGCGGTGCGGCTCCCACCCACAGGAGATGGCGCCCTCCTCGTACCAGGCGTCCTGGACGAGGTAGCCGAAGTTCATGCAGCTGCGGTACAGCTCTTTCCAGCTGGAGCTGGTGGTCTTGAAGTCCCAGACGAACTCAGGCGTGACGCCGTCCGCTAGAGCCTTCCGCTTGTGCCCTGCGGCGTCGGTCCAGCGGAAGGTAGCCTGGCAGTCCTCTGTGTTCTCCAGGATCGCCCGCACGGCCGGGTGCCGCCAGACGTTGCCGACGATCTTCTGGAGCCGATACCAGTCAGCTCCGGATATCTCCAGCTTGTCCCCAAGCTGATCCTTCCAGGCGGTGTACTCCTTGCCGCGGCGGGCCCCGTTGCTGAGGACCTCTTCCGGAGGCACCGCGTACAGGCTCTCCAGATCGCCGCCGCAGACGAGAGCAGGGATCGCACGGTCCACCAGGGTGCCGAAATCGGTGGCCGAGTTTCCGGTGAACAGACGTTCCCCATTGTCCAGCATCTCCTGGCCCAGCCCGCCGTACTCCATGACAGAGGTGACGTACGAGCGCGTGTAGTGTCCATCATCCAGCCGGTAGACGGCATCGATTTCAGCCTGGTTACGGAGGGTTTTGAACCCGTCCTGAACCAGGATGCAGCCGGGCGTATAGTTGCTAACGACGGTGTCCAAGGAAGGCCTCCCTCAAGCAGACGAAAAACGCCTGAGGGAAGCCCATGACCAACAAGGTCAGAGCCGTCGCGGCCAGAGTGGCCGCCGTGAAAAGTGCCATCGAACAGCTATTCAACTGAGCTAGCTGCCCGACGCACTTGACACGCCTCATTTTGGCGGGAATGTCAGGGTGCAAGAAATGTTACTCCAAGAATTTGCCAAGCGATACGCCGTCCGGATCGGGGCCAAACCAGGCTATTTGGAGCAGCTTTTGGTGTTCACTAAGCGGCTCCCCTGGCACGTCGAAAACGTGACCACCCAAATGGCGGACGATTACCTCACTGAGGCCCTCTCCAAATTGGCCCCCAATACAGTCGCTAACCACCGCAGAATGCTTACGACCCTCATGGCCGAAGCCCGCCGTTTGGGTCTGAACACCTGTATAGTTGAACGCTTCCGCCGCGTCAAGGTCCCACCCCCGCTTCCCGTGGCGTGGTCGCTCACGGAAATCAAACATCTGGTGGAGACGGCTCGTCGCACGCCGGGTCTTATCCATGACCTCTTCCCGAAAGCATCCTTCTTGGAGGCCTGGTTCTTGACGGCTTACGCCACAGGCCTCCGCGCCGGCGACCTCATCGACATGCGATGGGATCAAATCCGCGGCCGCAAAATCTATGTGCGGCAAAACAAAACGTCAACCCCGCACGTTGCGGTTTTTACCGACGAAGCGTTGGCCGCGTGCAGGGCCCTGCCGAAGCGTCCCCGCATCTTTGGAGACTTCGCTGCGCTGAACACCATCCAGCAGTGGGTGGCAGAGTGCGTAGAGCGGGCAGGCCTGAGCGGATCAACGCGGACGCTCCGCAAGAGCTGTGCGACATACGCCAAGGTCAAGGGCATGTCACCCAAGCAGAAGCTGGGTCACAGGACCGATGGGCTCGCAGAACGTCATTACGTTGACATCCTACTCTACGAAGAGGAGTGCGGGCTGAACGGCGAGCCGCTGCCGTCAGTCCTCTAGCCGATGCCCAGCATCTGCATCGGGTCCTGAAGCTCCTGCTTCTTCTTCTCCCGGGCCTCCCGTGCGGCTCGGCTCTGCAACACGCGGTACAGCAGGTACTGCCGCTGCTCCTGCGGCGAGAGCTGCTGGAGGGCCTCAGGCTTGATGAACAGGTTCTCATAGGTTCCCACGCCCTCAGCCTGCTGGAGCAGTTCGTTCAGGGCGGAGCGGGCTGCAAGCCGGACGGTGCGATCCTGGTCCACGTCTTGCAGCTTCATGCCGGTCAGCGTGTTGAACAGCATCTTGGCCGCACGCTCAGACGGGCTGATCCGCTCGTCCCGTGCCTGGCGGATCAGCCCAAGGGCACGGGATCCGCCGGGGGCGTTGGAGATGATCTGCTCCACCGGCCGTCCGATGGGGCCGAAGTCATGCTCCAGCATCGAATACAGGTCGCTGAGCTGCCGGCCCGTGAAGAACTGGCGGTCCAGGATGTACTCCAGCGGGCCCTTCAGGGCCGGCGTGGTCTGGCCCAGGATGTTCTGGCCCGTCCGCATGAGGCTGTTGCCGACCTGCGCCGTGAGCGTGTTGCCCATGCCAGGCGTGAAGAGGTTTAGCAGGCCCTCATGCGGCAGGTCGATGTTCGTCAGGAACCGCGTCACGCCCGGCGTGTTCAGCCCCAGGAACGGCACGTTTCCGCCTAGCGGAATCGCTGCGCTTTGACGCAGGTACTCAGGGACGAATCGATCCTCTGAGGGCTCACCGGCCCGGTTCACAAAGCGGATGCTCTGCCCCATCAGCCCGGCCGGCTGGTTGACCAGGTTGTCGGCAACAAGCGGGGCAATGCCCTTGGTGTATGAGTAGAAGGGCACCCACCGCTTGATTACGTCTCGCTCAAAGGAGCTAAACGCTTCCGGCCGGTACACCACCTGCGTCAGGTCCGATGCAGCCTTGGCGGCTTCTGGCACGTACCCCTGGCGAACCGCCGTGAGGTAGGTGCCGATCCGATTCCAGGAGTCGCTCGCCGTTGCCGCCGCATCGCCGGCCGCCAGCAGCCAGTTGGGGTTGCCGCTGCGTCGGCGGAGGGCGAACGGGTTGTAGAAAGCGCCCGTGCGCGGATCCATCTTGCCGCCCACGCCCTGGAGGTACGGCCCCGCAGATCCAGGAAACAGGTCCGGCGTGGTCAGGTTGCTGGCGTTCCGGCCCATGTCGTCCAGGATGTTGAAGTCGGTGAGCCGCTGACCGCTGGCTTCCGACAACCACTTGATGATCCTGTCTTCTTCCGACAGGTCTTCGTACCCAGGGGCGGCCTTGCGGAAAAGCCCAGGCCCAAGGCGGCGAGCAAGCGGCTTGTAGTTTCCGCGGCCAGCCTGAAGGCCGGCGTAAGAATCAAATGGATTGAACAGCCCCTGCGTGGCCGCAGCGAAGGAGCCTGAATACCCGTCCCTCGTATAGCGACTTGGGAAAAGCAACGCCAGCGTCTTAAACCGCTGGAGGAAGTTGTCGTAGCTTTTCAGCAGCCCCGTCGCCTCAGCTGGCGCCCTCGCTCGCTGCACCCCAGCGGTCAGGCTTTCGACCAGATCCTGCGGGATGCGGAGGTTGTCCACATCCAAGTACACGTCGCCGCGCCCGGCGTCCACCGGGTTAACGCCAGCCATGGAGCGGTTGCGGTCCAGGGCGTCCTGTAGCAGCCTTTCGGCGTTGCCACGCTGCGTGACGTTGCCAGCCTGGTCAACGGCCCGGCCGGCGTCGATGTCCAGGCCAAACTTCTGGAGCGCCTCACGCGCCGTAAAGGAGCTGAAGGACGGCACGTTGGGTGAGTTGATCGCCGCCTTAGCCAGCTCGTCGTACAGCGTCTGGCCCACTCGCTCCGTTCGTCCACGGGAGCGCACGTAGTTAGTGAAGTCAGACAGGGCGTCACCGTAGAACGGCAGCCCCTCTTTGGAGTAGTTGGTCGGCAGCGAGGCCACGGAGTCTGCCAGTTCGCCATACAGCCCGCGGGCTTTCTCTAGGGCCTTAGTTGCCTCAGCGGACCCAGCCTCCAGGTCATCCATCAGATAGGAGTATGGCCCGGCCACGCCATTGCGCTTGGTCTGGAGCCAGTAATCCTTCGCCTTGTCTTGCAGCCAGTCGTCTACAGCAGTCATTGCAGCTTCGGGACTGGCACGGGAATCAATGCGGCGAAGCTTGTCCTGGAACCCCCCGTCCTTGGCCATCTTGTTCAAGACCCACCGCGGGAAGGCGCGGGTCCAGTCACGGCGTGAGGCCTCGCCAGGCAGGCCGAACAGCTCAGTGCCGCTGTCGATAGCCTTGCTGGTGGCGGCCTCATACCCCTTGGGCATCACGGGGTTCTCAGGGAACACCTTCTGCCGTGTCAGATAGCCGATGTCGAATGGCAGCTTCGTCTCTGCCAAGGGAAGGCCTAAGGACTCGGCTCGCTGGATGGCACGCTCTTGGAAAGCCCTGGCCTCGTCAACCAGCATGCTGCCGCCGCCGCCGTCGAACAGGCTGCGGATCTCGTCGGGAAGCTCACGCCATGCTTCCGTTCCGGTCTGCTTCTCCATCGCCAGGCCGAAGGCGTCGGAAAGTTGGCGGCGGAAGTCGTTCTTCTGCCACCGCTCCATGCCGATCTCATTGGCTATGGCTGGAATGCGTTCGCCAATCCACTTGTCGGCGTCGATGTTGCCCAGCCGCTCGGCCTCAGTGACGGCACGGGCCCGCCACTGGTCTGCCTCAGAGGTTCTGCCAAGCACCCGGGAGTCAAACATGCCCCGCATGTTGCGAAGCACTGGGCCGGTGTATTTGTTTGCCAGGGCAGCCTGTCCGATGCGGTCGGCCTGACTGGTGATGAGGTCGCCGGCACCTGGAATGAGCTTGTCCCAAAGGTCGGTCGCCCCATCATAGATCCCCGGGATGGAGATCCGGTTGCTGGCCGACATCCTCTGGTTCAAGAGTGCGTCTGCCTGGTCGCCGGCCACGTTGCGGAACTGGGCCAGCAGGTCATCGGCCCGCTGGGGATCAAGCTGCCGCAGCTGTTCGATGAAGAACTCCGGCGTCTCCCGCTGGAGGGCCATCTTCCCGTAGCCGGCCCCCCGGGCGCCGCGGTCAGCGATCTGCTTGGCCATCAGGCCCAGGTCGCCAGTCAGCAGGCCAGCCTTAGTGGCAGCCTTGCCGGCTGCCGTCTTGGCCACGCCGCCCAGAAGCGGAGCCAGACCGAAGGAGGCGTAGGTCAGCGGGTCCAGCAGCACCTCAGCCGCCAGACCGCCGCTGAAGTTGCCCCAGTTATCTTCCTTGCCGGCCAGGCCGTACTGCCTCGCCAACTCCCGCCCGGTCACCCGGTCGTCGCTCGTCTCCCACAAGGCCGAGAGGGCCTTCATGGGGCCCTCAGAGAGCAGGCCACGCACCATGGAGCCCGGCGTGTCCAGCAGCCAGCCAACGCCAGAGAGCCCAGAGGCCCCGGCGTAGGCCAGGTTCTGGAGCATGGAGGCCTGCTCCTCCTCTGACATCAGGTCTTCGACACGCCGCTTCTTGCGGGCCGGCAGGAGGCCAAGAACCTCCTCGTCCTCACCGAACATGTCAAACAGTGGCGACTGAGACATGGCGGCTCACGCTATCGTCCAGCTGGCGGAAGCGACTCAGCTGGACCAATGCGGCCTGGCATCGGCATGGCCGGCGCAGCAGCACCGCCAGCCACCCGGCCTGCCGCAATAGAGTCAACGATAGATTGGGCTTCCTGGAGAGGGATGCGGTACTTGCCAGTGAGATACTGAATGGTCCGCTGCTGCTCTTCAATCGTAAACTCGCTGGCCCCCGTCACATCCGCCTTCCACGCAAACTGATCCTCTACAAATGCGTCGGCGTCTGCGTAGATTGTGTCAAGCCGCTCCTGCTCCTTCAGCCGGGCGGCCATGGCCATTTGGTTTGGGTCCATGTTGGACAAGACGCCAGTCAGCGCCCTCCCAACGCCCTGCGCAATGGCTCCGGCCTGGAACTGCTCAACGCCCAGCGGCGTGGGGCCGCCAACACGGCCGTTCGTCAGTCGGTCAAGCAGGGCAATCTCACGCCAGCCAGGGCCAAGCTGGTTAATGGCGTTTGTTGCGGCGCGCGTTCCACCGGGGCCGCCGGTCGGCTGGCCGCCAGCAAGCATGGCCTGGTCGATGCGGTTCTGCTCACGGGACTCTAGACTACGCTGACGCTTCGCATATCTCTGCGCGTACGCTGCCCGCTCCAGATCTTCAATCGACGGATTCGGCCCAAGAGGCCGCGTCGGAAGTCCAGCGTCTGCCCTTAGCCTCTCTTCGTAGAACCGGCCACGCTGTCCGACGCGCACTCTCTCCTCGGATTCGGCCCGCACAGCCCGCTTAGTCAACTGGTCAGCAGTCAGGTCTGGGTTGCGGTCGGTTCCAGTTCCGTACTCAACGGCATTTTCACGCGCCCGGTCCCGAATGTCCTGCCGCGCCCCCTCACGGAACTGCTCGTAGCCCTGCGGGTTGTATAGGGCCTGACGCTCCGTGCCCGGAGTTTCATCAGTCCAGTCCTGCCACCCCCGCTCGCCGCGGATCTCGGCGGCGGTCGGCTCACGCCCAACCGGGATGCGGGTGCCGTCCGGCATCTCGTAGTACTGGCCACGTCGCTCCCGGATCTGGCCCCGCATGGCCATGTCGGTGCGGCCTGGGCCAGCCATGGGGTTTCGCTCGCCACGCTCACGCAAGAAGTCCAGGTCGCCCTGGGCCTCAAACGTCGGCGTGCCCTCACGCAAGCGGCGGACGATTTGATCGGCCGCGGTTTGCTCCATGGCCAGGGCCGCCTCAGCCTCAGCCAAGGGGCGATTGGCCTCCTGAACAGTACGGCCGCTGACGGCGCCGTACTCGTCCATCGGGAGCGACTCAGGGGCCATGCCTTGCCGGCTGGCACGCATGCGGTCGCGGTCGGCATCCGCCTGGGCCACTCGCTGCTGGCCGGCTGCGTTCCGCTGCTGAGCCTTCGCCTGCTGGGCAGCCTCTTGCTGCTTAACCATCCGGATGGCGTCTGCGCGGGCGTTGGCCGGATCGCCGCCATACAAGGCACCTTCGGAATCCTGGGACACCAGGTAGATGGCGAACTGTTCCACCATGTCGGCGTAGCTAGGCAATGCCTGCCCCGGCGCCCCATCCAGGCGGGACTCAGAGCCGGGGGTAAGCGTCAGAGCCATTAGCGTCGGCCTCCGGTCACCATGCGGTACTCGTCGGGCGACATGCTGGCGCCCTTAGTGATAATGTCCATCGCCCGCCCGGCCGGGATCCCGGCCTGGATCAGGACTCGCACGGAGCGCATCTGCGGCCCAGGCAGGTCTTCCATGTCCATGTTGCGACCCACCGGGAGCCCAGGTCCAGGGGCATTGGCGACCGCATCGTCAGGGGAGTCCGGCTCCAGGTTCACCATGGGGTCTTCGGCAAACATGTCCGCCACACTGATTTCCTGCGGCTGCGAAAGCCGGCGAACCAGATCCTCGGACGCATAGTCACGCGGCAGAAGCGTGCGCGGCATGCGTGGCCGGATCGCCGCCACGTCCTCCTCCATCTGGTCCATCAACGCAATCTCATCCGCACCAGCCGGCTGAGGCAGGTAGGTGTCGTCTGCGAAGAGGTCCGGAACATCCTCGGCCGACGCCCCTACGTACCCGTCAGGCACGTACACGTCGGCGTCGGTGTTGATATCGATGTCCCTGACGGCACTATCGACGCCCATGGCTGCGTTCGCATCACGGGCCTTGCGGTTGGCCTCACGCTCCTGGGCGACACGGGCCGCAAACGCAGCGGCACCGACGCCCGCGGCAGCGGTCAACGCGCCAGCCGTCCTGGCGTCCGCGTCCCCCTTAATCTGTGCGGCCCGGGCCGCGGCTCGGTCGGCGGCGTACTGCTGGCCGACAGCCGGCAGCGAGCGGGCCCGCTGCTCGGGCGTCAGGCGGTCCAGGCGGCCTGAAATCAGGGCCCGCCTGCGGTCGTTGTCCAGCAGCATGTCCGTGAGCGGCGGAGCCGGCTGCGGCTCCATGCTCCTGGCCATCTCGGCGTTTTCCAGCCAGGTCCGCGGGGCGGCACCCACGGCCCGCTCTGCGGCGACCGGGTCCGGCGGCTCCGGGAGGTTGATGTTGTCGAACGGCCCAGGATCAGGAGGGATGCGGCCGTAGAACCGATCCAGGTCCCGTGCCTGCTGGGCGTAGCGGAGATCGTCCAGGTAGCGGGCCAGGACAGGGCTCGTCACGCGGACCTTGGGGGCACCGCGGACCATCTTGCTGCCAATGCCAAGGTAATCAGCCATCTCGCTTCCTCCGCGTCGGCTCGGCTTCCATGTCGATGGGCGAAGGTTTGCCGCTCTTCTCTTCCTTCAAGTCGGCCAGGTCAGCGGACTCCTTGGTGGCGTCGTCTTTGGACTGGGCCTCCTTGCCGAGACGCTCCATGATCTCCTTCTCTTCGTCGTCGGAAGCCGTCAGCAGTTTCTTGACGAGCCGCTCCAGAGCGGGCCGGTTCAGGTCCCGCAGATCGAAATCGATCTTCATCACATCAAGTCTCCGAGAAGCCCGTACAAGATGCCCTGCCGCTGGAGGGCTGCCATTTGATCGGCGTAGTTGGCCTGCGCTTGCAGCCCGCCAAGCGCTTGTGCGTAACCCTCCCGGCCTTGCTGCAACTGAAGCATGGCGTCGGCATTGGCCGTCTGCTGCTTGAGCTGGTTGTCGTAAACGTCTGCAATGCCCTGAGAGAAGTTCTGGGCGGCGCTGATCCCAGCCATGGCCGCCTGCCCTCGGCCGCGGCTCATGCCGGCGCGGTCATATTGCTTCAGATTGAAGCGAGGGTCAGCGGAAGCGTAGGCCCTGGCCGTGCCAGACGCGCTCGGAGCCGTCGATGGGGGTGTCGGGAGCCCCTGCCAGAGATTGACCTGGTTGTTTGTCATAGGAGTGCGCTGAGCGCTCCCTGAAGTGTCTGAAGCCTAGACATGCCAAGGCCTCGCTGGAGCTGTTGTTCGTCGGCCATGGCTCGCAGGCCACTGAGCGCAAGCTGCTGTTGCGCGCCTTGCTGCCCAGCGGCGTAGGCGAAGTTCGCCTGGTCTGCTGCGCGGTTGTAGTTCCCGGCATTTTCCATGGCGTACGCCCGGCTGAGGTCCGCGTAGTTGGACCCGTATTGCGGGTGCCTGGGGGCGGCAGCCAGGCTCTCAAGCGCCTGCTGCCTGTCTGGGACAGGAGGCTGAAACGGCAGGTTGGTGTTGTATGTGAGTTGCATCACATGTAGCGGACTGTTGGGAAACGGGCGCCCATAGGGCGGCCGGCGGCGTTGTCTTCGTTTCTGTACCGCTCCTGGAGCATCTGGGCGTCACGGGCTCTCCGGAGCTGACTGCTGGGAGTCGTAAACTGCGGAAGGTTGGCGAGAGAGTTGTCCCACATGCCCTGGATCTGGTTGCCAACCGTGTTAAATCCTGATTGCAGCCCCATCATCGCACCGCCAAGGCCGCCCTGGACTCCGCTCGCAAGCGTATCGAAACGGCTCATGGCCTGATCGCCTGCGTACCTCTGGTTGTCGTAGAACTGATTAGCGCCGGAACGAAGGGCGCCCTGCGACTGATTGGTCAGGGCAAGCAGCCCGGCGAGCCCTTGGTTCATCATCTGGGACGGCATGCCACGGGATGAGTAGTGCTGGTCATCCAGCTGCCTCATCCCGGCCCTGGCGTTGAACTGAAGTCCGCTGACGATGCCAGGATCGCTCACGCTGCCGCTGAGCCCTGAAAGTGGGCCGCCCCCGAACACATCGGCTTCGGTCATAAATCGGCCCATGCCGCCGCCGGGAGAAGGAGTAGGGACGATGCCCTGGCCAGAGAATGATCCGCTGCCAATGGGGCCGCCGACGCCATTTGCGCTGAATGATCCTCCGAACCCCGGGCTTCCAAGGCCAAGCCCGGCAATCGCATTAGCGCCAATCTGGGCGCGGCCGATCTGGCCCATGGCCCCAGCCCTGGCCGCGCCGATGTTTCCTGCCGCAGACGCCTGGGAGGCCAAGGCGTTGCCCTGCGCTGCGGCGTTAGCAGCTCCGTATCCAGCCAGGCCAGACTGATTGGCTGCGTGCATGGTGGCCGCAGCGTTGTTGTAGGCGTTTTGGTTCTGAGCCCATGCCCCCATGGCCGCGTTGCCCATGGATCCGTAGGCCCCAATGCCGGCCGAACCAAGGTTGCCAAGGGCCCCCATTCGGGCGGCTTCCATCATGGCGTTGGCGCCATACAGGTTGCCACGCTCATTGGCGAGAGCTGTGGCAATGCTGCCCAGCCCGCCAGCCTGGGCGGCGTATGCACCGCCCATCCCTTGGGCGTATGAGTTGTATGCGTTGCCGAATGCGTTGGCGAAGTTGGCTGGCTGCTGGTACAGGGCGGCGTTCTGGTTGGCTTGTGCCATGGCCGCCTGCCCGGCAGCCTGGGCCTGCGCAGCGCCGATCTGGGCATTGGCCTGCATCTCGGCCTGGTGGGCGTTGGATGCAGCCAGGATGGCCTCGGGGCTGCCGCTAAACCGGTACTGGCCAGAGCCGCCGCCAGACCGTGAGTTCAAGGGTCGAAACATGATGTCTCCTACCTACTAATGTCCCTATTTCCGGTAAACCGTTATGTCCACGGACTTAATGCCGGCCAGTTTCTTGTTTGTGATGTGGGAAACCTCCACGGTGTCCGGGTTCCGCTCCCAGAAATCCGCGTCTGCCCCCTTGATCACAAACCCGCCGGCTGCCTGCACTGACGCTTTCTGGCTGGCGGCCGTGGTGGCGGCGTAAATGGTCATGGCGTTAGCAGCCACCGAAGACAAGGACGCCGTAACGGCCGTGGTAGCGGCCACCGTAACCGTCTGCGTGCTTGCCGCCTGCCCATTGACGGTCTGGTAGGAGGGCAAATAGGGAAACGCCCAGAAGGTGGTGGTTGCGCTGACCGTCACGGCGCAGGCTTCGGGGTCAAATGTCAGCGCGGTTGGGACGACAACCTGGACGGGCTCCGGGGAGAATGTCAGCGTGCCGCCAGATATGGCGTTAGTCGGAATGGTGAAGTTTGTTGAACTCGCCGTCACGGTGACAGTGCCGCCAGAGATGGCGTTAGTGGGCACGCCAACCGTGATCTCCTTTCGCACCCAGGCATCCTTGATGTACCTGTGCTTCTTCATGGGCAGGCGAGTCTGAAACTGGACATCGGGGTCGCCAGACAGGTAGCGGATCGGCCCAAAGAATCCAGGAGGCAGCGCACCAAAGCCAACACCGGGCGCTCCTGGCGCGCCGCGCTGACCGTCTTTTCCGGGAGCCCCGGGCGGTCCAGCCGGCCCCGCAACTGGGTCGCCATTAATGACTGTCGTCGTCAAGTTGGTGACGTTGATGGTGTCGCCGTCGAAGTACTCATTGGTGATGTAGTCAATGTTGGCGCCGCCCGTGTTGTTAATGGTCGGGCCGCCGAAATACTGATTCTGCTGAAAGACCTGATTGGTCGGAAAATAGAACTGCGAGTCGTAGCGGTTGCCTTCATTCCAGTTCACGTTCATCCCGCCGATGTCCACCTGTGTGTGGTAGTTGGCTGAGTTGTACGTGTCGCCCCCAGGAAAGAGGTTTTGGTACTGCGACGGGTTCCAGGCGCCGCTGCCCACAGTGCCGTTTTGATTGGCCCGGCGGGCCCCCGGAAGATTGATGCCAGCCCGGTGCGTCAGCGGCTGCGCACAGTTGCCTAGAGACTGAGCCAGGGGGCCAATCGCAGCAGGCGGCAACGCTTGCCTGAGGGCGTCGATGAGAGCCGGCATCATCTGCGTAAGCATCAGCCGACTCCCTCTACGGTTACGCCGTGGATCTTGACGGGCGATGCCGACTGTGTTCCGGCCATGCCAATGGCGACGTGGCGATCAGCCCCGGCCGAACGCGGATCTAAGCGGCCCGCAAACATGGCCTGGGCGTAACCTGTGGCCGGGCCAAGCGAGGAACGTGTAGAGGCCATATCTAGCACGGCCTGCGTTGCGCCGGCCGCACTGACAAAGCCATTCCCGCGGTCGGATGCAACCGCGTTCGTCCTAGCTGCCGTGCTGCCGTTGTAGTGAAGCGAGAGCCGCAAGGGAGTCGATGTCGCAGTGGGGCTGTAGACAAATCCGATGCTGCGGGCCGGATCATTGTTCAGGACCATGTTGCCGGAACGGTAGAGCCAGGCAACCGATCCTGCCGTGTCGCTGGTTCCGCTGGCCTTAAAGAACCCCCCCGCCCCGGTGCCGAAAACCTTGGACCGCCTGCCCGCCATCACGGCCGGAGCTGACGCCGTCACGGCCGCTGGATACTCCTCCTCCCACCACGCCTCCGTGGCAAGGCAGTGGCAAAGGGCGCGTGTCGGCTCGGAGTCGCCGGACTTGCAATAGTGGAAGCGGACAACCTTGGTGTCGTAGTCCGTGGAGACGTGGAACAAGTGAGACTTGCTGAAATCGATAACGCCGTCACGCCAGTAGTTGTCCACGGCCGCCGAGAGCGGCTTTTCCTGCGAACCGTCAAACGCATACACCCCATAGCTGTCGGCAAAGAACGCCACTCCACCCATTACCGCAGCGCATCGGGAGTTCAGTACGCCGCGGTAGGCGACCAGGGTGAAGGAGGCGTCAATGACCGGCTGCGCCACGTACCTCAGCGAGTACAGGTGGCCGGTCTGGGCTATCAGCATCTCGCCACCCAGGGGCACTAGCGTGACGATAGAGTCCCTCTCGCCTGCGTTCTCCTGCAAGACGATTTCGTTTTCAAGCGGCACACTCTCAGGCTCGTCAACCTCCGAAAACATCAGGCTGTTTGGAGCATTGCCTGACGTGTCGGCTGCAAACCAGGCCCTGTCCTGAAACATGACGCCGACCGCATAGTTGCCTGGCAGGACGCCGAAGCGACGGGCGTTGATCTGGCCGCTTGGGAGCGTGACGGGCATCATGGCGTAGCCGGCTCGGTCGGCGTCAGTCAGGCTGCGGTCGGCCAGTGTGTCGGTGTACCCCGCACTCCACTCAGGGTCCGTTCGTTTGATGGTTGCAACGCGGTACAGCAGGACAGCCTGGTTGGCCGTTGTTCGCCACAGCTCCATGGCGCTGACCCGCGGGTCAACGGCCGTGTGGGTGAATGACCATGAGAAGCCATCCGATCCGTTCAGCGTCTCCACCTCCTTCAGGTCAGAGATTGACGACACTGAGTTCCTGGCTTCGTCCACGTAGCGAACGGCGCAGAAGTATTTACCGAGGACGCCAGGCTCCAAAACGGCTACCGCGTCGGCCCGCGTGTCTTCGACAACCAGGGATGGCGGCGCAGCGTAATCGCCTCCGGCAATGATCGTTACACCGGTCACGGCGCCAGACGAAATCGTTGCCGAGGCCAGCCCGCCAAAGCCACTTGCGTCCGGCAAGGCTGGCCGAAAGGTCAACACTGGCGGCGTTGCATGCGACGTACCGCCGGAGATCACCGTTGCGCCAGTGACGGTATAGCGCAGCGAGACGGCCAGAGATGCCCCGGAGCCATCGCCGCCGACAATGGAAGCCGTAACGCCTGTCGTAGTGGCGCCAGTGCCGGCCGCCAGAACCTGGATGGCAGAGATCCTCCCCTGCTCATCTACTAGCGGAACGGCGTAAGCATTCGTCAGGCCTTGTGCCGTGCTGAAGACGACGGTTGGGGATTTGGTTTCGTCGGAAACGTATCCCGCGCCGCCGCTGACAATCGAAACCGAATCCACTTTGCCGGAAACAGACAGGCCGAAGGATGGCTCGCTGGCAAAGCCTCCATTAATAGTGACGCTCGGCTGCGACTTATACCCGGCTCCGGCCTCCTGAACGATCACCGCCTCCAGCCGCCCGTTACGCATAACGGCTCGCCCGGTTGCGGCCTTGGTCGGCGTTCCGCCGCTGATGGTCACGCTCGGCGTGGAGTGATAGCCGATGCCGCTCCGGACGAGCTGGATGGCGGCCACATGCCTGCCGGTCACCGTCGCCGCCGCCGTCACAGCCGGGGCCAAGGCGGGCTTCTGAACGCCAATGCTGATGGCCTGCGTGGCTCCGCAGTCGATGCGAACCCCTCTCCCGGCACCATCGACGCCATAGACCTCGCCTGACCGCCCCTGAAAAAATGACATCGGCAGCAGGGTGCCGGAGAACACCGCCGCTGTCGCCGCAGCCCCCGTTCCGCCGCCACCCGTGAAAGACACAGTCGGGGCGCTGCTGTATCCCGTCCCCTGATTGGTGATGACAATCGATTCAATCTGCGTGCCGGCCATGTGGGCGACGGCCGCTGCACCAGCGCCGCCGCCGCCGGAGAACCCGACGCTCGGCGGAGCCGTGTAGCCGGTGCCAGCGGCCGAAATGCCGGCCGCCACCACGCCACCGCTGGTCCTGGCTGCAAGCGTCATGCTGGCCCTGTGCCTGCTCTCACAATGCCGGCCGCGTCCTGGTAAATCAGCCGCTCGCTTCCGCCGCAGGGTGCGCGGAACACACGCCTGACAGGCGATGTTCCAGCAGACAACGATGACCACGTAGCCGCCACCATGCCAGGCCGGACTGTCAGTTGGCCTGGGACGATGACCTGCACGTTGACTTGCGTCACCGCGGCACCGCTAGCAATGGCGTATGGCGAGGCGTTGGTGACCAAGCCCTGCCACTTGTCGATGACGATCATCCTACGTCGGGCCTCAGCGGGCTGCGCCAGCCACCGTCATGCCATATCTCACGGGAACGTCCGGAAAGCGGGGCAAGCTGATCCTGCTCCAGCGCCAGTCGGAGATCCCGCTGGTAGAACTGGTAAGCCTTGTCTTCGCCGGTCTTGCGGATGCGGGCCAGCCAATACTCAGCGGCGCTGTGCATGGCCGTGGACATGTGGGCCGGAATATCCAGGGCAGTGGCACTGTCTGGGGCCAGCGAGGAAATGTCCGTGGCGGAGCGGCGATACGTGAAGTCGATGGTTTCCTGCTTGGTCGGATAGCCGATCAGCTTAATGGCCCACCCGCCGGAGTCCGGGTCTTTGATGACCGTCCAGTGGTACGGCTCGCCAGAGGAGTTCGACACCCGTTCGATCTTCATGGCCTCGTCCGGAGTCACGTACAGGCCAGACCACCAGTTGTATTCGTCGCTCGGCTCGTCCATGTTTCGGAAGTCGGACGGCAGCGGGTACACACTGCGGTACAGGGTGTAGGACTCGCCTGTGACATCAGCCTTCAGCTTCAGCGTTGAATCAAGGACGACCACACTCCCGGAGCTGCGGGTGGCCACGCGGCAGATTTCCTCGCCTACCTTCAGGTACGCCCCAGTAGCCGCCCATGTGGGCCACGTTCCGCCGGTCAGCGTGACGGTCACACCGCTAGAGGTGACCGTCCCGGTCGAATACGGGGCCTCCAAAATGACCCGCCCGTGGACATGGTAGTAGGACCAGTCCCGCATGGTGGTCAGCTCGTCGTAGGCCCGGATGATGGCCTGTTTAATGTCCTTCTGCTCTGCGTCCTGCGGGCCCCCGTAGGACGAGACGATGAGGTACTGGACGAGATTGGCGTAGGTGGTTGCAGGCATGGCTCTAGGGACTATTGCCCTGAAACTAGGCCCGCAGAAACACCAGAAAACCGGCCATCATGGCGGCCAGGATGGCTGCGGAGAGGACCATGAACAGGAGGAAATGCCGGAGGGTCATGGCGACGGCTCCGGCGGCAACAACGCCAAGGCTTCCGCAGCCGGCAGCACTTCAACTGCCTCGCCCAGCACGGCTTTGTCTGCGGCCTCCCACATGGCGTACAGCAGGCCGCCCGGCCCGACTTCGGTGAGAACGTCGGCCGACAGCATCAACCGGCCGTCAGTCAGAGCCTGCGGCACTGGCACGCAGTTGGTCGTCCCATGCTCGGCGTGTAGTTCCGCGAGCCGAGCCGCCAGTTGCGGCGTAAACACCAGAGCCAGCCCTCGGGCAGTCTCTAGCGGGATCGGTAGCGTCAGGTCGCCCAGCGTCATACGTTCCTCGTCAGCGAGGTCTGGAAAGCGTTCATAGCGGTGTAGAAGGCGGAAGCCTGCGTGCCGTTCAGGGACAGGCCAACGGAGTATCCGCCTAGCCGCGCGCTGGAGTAATCGGGGAAAGTTCCGGCTGCCGTTTGGTAACTGAAGATCGCAATCCCCCAAGTAACCAACGACCAGTCAGAGCTGGTGTTTCCGCCGCCGACGTAGCTGGTGCTAGCAGAAACACCGTTGCGGAAGACTGCCCCGGTTCGATTGCCCGTCTGCGTTCCAATGATATGGCCGTTTGGGGGAGTTGCCGTCACCCGAATAGCGTTATTGACTTGTGAAAAATCGATTTGCGTCGTATTGTCGGCTGTGCCTATGTAGAAGCCAGTGCTGTTGGCCCCGCGCCAGGCACCCATCGATGGATCGTAGCTCGTATCGCTGGTGGCGCACTCATACGACGAGGCGTGAAAGTTGTGTCCGCTGAACTCAGCCGGCGCAAGGCCCGTCTCTAGCCGTTTGGTAGACGTTCGTAGTCCTTGCAGCCCGCCACTGGCACCCGTTTCGACGTAGTCACCGCTGACAAAGTTGGTATTGGTATCGGCGGTGTTCCCGTACTGCGTGCCGGTGCGTGACTGCCCACGGTACAGCGGAACGAGGCAGGCGTTGAGCCCCGTACCGGCGAACAGGTTGAGCCGATAGAAGCGGTCGCGGATGGATGCCGCGTCAATGGCATCGCAGAACGCGCTGACCGCCGCTGCCGTGCTCGCACTGACAGTGCCGCCGTTGACGTAAGTCTTGGAAATCCAGTCCTGCGCCTCAGGGTTCGCCACGCTTGGCACTGACGCAACCGTGATCCCCCACTTTTTGCCAAGGTACTTCTGCACCCTGTCTCGCTCGGCGGCAGTCAGCGCGCGGTTCCAGAACAAGACCTCGGCAATGTCACCTTGCAGGTACTCGCCCACGTCTCGCCGCGACCCCAGCCATGGCCCGCTGTTGTTGTCATAGGCGGTAGTGACGTTGGCGGTAGATACCGGGGTGCCGTTCACAAAGCCTGATTGATTTGCAGGCTCCAACACGGTGGCAAATACGTTGACGTTAGAGTTAGTATTGGCAACAGCCAGCGTTTCCGCTGTGCCGTCACTCTTCTGGTAATGCCAAAATACGTTGGCAGTGCGGTATCTCGTAATCACGCCGACCGCAGAGTTGCTGTCGGCCTTGTACCACAAAGCCTGGTTGGCGTTCGCGTTCTGGCGTGCGACGATAATGATCGTCTGGCTCGTCGCGTTGAAAGCGGCGTTCGCCCCGATTTGCATGGTGTCATCGGTGCCCTGAAACGTCACCACGTTTTTGCCGTTGATGGTGCTGCTGTAGGCGGGCTGCTTGCCGCCCGTGGCTTGGGAGGCGTTGCGGCCGTTGCCGCTCTTGTCGGCCCACACTGACACGCCAGTGGAAATGGTCACGGTGCTGGCGTCGGCCGCGTCCAGCCACAGCGAAAGCCCGGCGATGCTCTTAGGGTTGAAGCCGCTCGCCTTGGGTCGCAGCAGCCGTGGATTCATCGCACACATGGGCTTGCCTCGGTGATCTAGTGACGGTCAGGACGGCCCGTCGCCGCACCGAATGGCGATAATGTGCGACCCGGGCACTAGATGGGCGTTGTCTGGCGGAGAGGCGGAGTTGAACCGAACGGCCAGCGTGGCAGCGGCGGATGTGGCGTAAACAAAAGCAGCCGACAACGCGCCGGACGTAGACGCAGACATGGCCTGTGCGGTGTTGCCAACCAATTCGGCGCCGCCGTATAGGGCGTAGCCAACTGGTGGCGCAGAGCCCACGTAGGACGAGCCGTTGATAGCGACCAGCGCGCCGCCAGACACGGCGCTGGTGCTTGCCCCCAACAGAACAACCCGCACATCGTATGCGCCAGCGGACGGCAGGTTCACGGACAGCCCCCACACGTCGTAGTAATCGCTGCTGGAGGCGCCCTGCGTTGTGGTAATGGCACCGACCGAAATCGACGGCAGTCCGACCTCCCCGGCTGTGTGCGTGTGGCCAGGCGAGGAAAAGCTGAGATTCACGTTGCCGGTTTGGCCGTTGACGCTGGATACGCCAGCGTTGACGGTTACGGCCCCTGTCTGCCCGTTTACGCTGGCCACGCCAGCAACCAAGGCAC